CTACCAATTAGTCCAGTCATCAGAACCTTTGTTATCGTCGACATCTGCACCTACATCAACTTTTTTCAACGACGAGTCTTTCTTTATTGCCTTCTTGATGTCCTGCATAACCTCATCTTGCCTTGATTCTGGAGCATCAGCTCCTACAGATACACCTCTTGATGCGACCTGAGAAGCAGTAACAGATACTAGATATATCATCTTTTTGAGGTCCTCTACATTATGAACCGTTAGCACCGCCTCGCTATTATTATTCACGAACTCCTTCAGAACATCCTTATTAGCATCATCACCAATTGCAACTGCAATCTTAATAGCAGCTTTATACCAACTATTGACTTTTAAATGCTCCAGACTGTGTTTAGCATCATCTGTAGGAACACCATCCGAGAACAAAATCATCACTGGGGCACATGATGCATTGGCCTCCTGCATAAATCCTGTCGTCTGTGATAGTTTTTTATGCAATTCCTGGTATGCCGCTCCTAAACTAGTCAAGCCCGAAGCTTCTAAATCATTCCACTCGAAATCCTCTACTGGCATAGGTTTTGGATACATCCAATCACAGCCACTAGCAAACTGCAATGCAGCAACCTTAATCTCTGTATCGGTATTCTCAGATGAGAGTCTCTCAAGCATAGGGAGAGTGTCGCGAATGGCAACATTCAGGCTTGAAATTTTACCACCTGCCATACTGCCACTTGTGTCTATCATAAAGAAAACAGTCAAAACTCTTCGTGGCAACTGATCTATTGGTGCATTTAATTTTCCCATATTATCTTACTATTAGACCTTTAATACCCATTTTAAATTTTATACCCATCTCATTCTTTATTGGCATTCCTGATTCCGGTTGTACATTGTGAACAGTACCGATTGGATCCACGGCTTGCCAAGTGAACGATGAATAATTCTTAATCCCCAATTTGCCCGACACAGTATTGGATACAACTTCTCCAACAACAGCATTAATATCTCCGTCTATTGGAAGATGAACATTATAGATTTTTTGTCCCTCGAAAAGAGGTATGCGATATGTGCCAATTTTCAAGACCATAGGCTTTGAAATAGCACGCTCGCAATCAATACAAGTTTGGTCTTGCAAATCTGGCTCTATAAAAGTTTCCTCTCCACAAAAACTACATCTAGCAAGCATCGAACGTAATTGGATTATGTTTGTCATCCACTCTCTGTCAATTACTCTCTTCTCTGGGAATAGGATGGATTGTTTGCTAAATGCTTGGATAAATAAATTTTCCAGAGACTTAGGGAATACGCCCCATCTTCTTATGACATTTGTATGTAATCCAGGAACAGGCCTATTTGAGTCATCGCATGGATCCATAATGAAAGTTGCTCTATGACCGAATAACTCTCTTTCGAGTTCATCCGTCATGCATCCACATTCTGCTACTTTTTTTCCTTCAAATGGTCTATTGAAATAGAACAATATGAAAAGAATAACAGCCATAGAGAAATAATCCGAGTACCTATTGGGCATTGATTTCTTATCAACAATCTCTGGTGCTAAATAACCAGCCTTGCCGATAATTCCTAGGTTTGTTCTATCTGGTGCAACATTATCATTGTCGCATATCAAAACGTCACCATTACGGGGGTTTATAAAAAAGTTGCCATCATTCATATCTTGATAGCTCAAACCTCTAATGTGCAACTTTTGGAATGCATCACAGATGTTGATTGCTGCGTTTATGTTTGCAGCCATTGATGAAAATCTAGCCTTCGCTAGCATAAAATCACCAAATTCCCTATAACCTTTAGGTCTCAACTTCATTACATATCCAAAACTACCATATTGCTTCTCAGTTACAGCAAGTGGCCATAAAAATGCATTACTTGGTGCACCAGCAGCTGCATTATTCTTCAGATTTTCATAAAAATCCGCAGAATAATCTCTGGTGTACCATTTTAGTGCATAATCACCGCCGCAATAATCAACAAGATATACGATACCTTGTCCGCCACGACCTAATTCTTCCTCAATAGTACAGGTTCTACCATTCAACAATTTTATTACTGTCCCTTCTGAAAGTTCCATAGTTGAAAAAGTATTTTATTAGAAACCTATTTTTCTTCGTTCTGGCTCTTTGGTTGCGGGGCCTAACGACGAAGGACGTTTGCTAATAGAATCTTCTAGCATTCCTTGATCAATAGGCATATCCCTGAATGCAGCGACCAGAGCTGCATCATTAACAATATAAGATATATCGCTCGACGAATAGTTTTCTGTTAATTCTGCAAGCTTTTCAGTATCAACCCCAATACAAGGACGTTCCTTGAGATATAAATCAAACATTTTCTTTCTAGTTGACTTATCTGGAGCTCCGATCTCAACATGGATATCCATTCGTCCTGTTCTTAAAACAGCAGGGTCTATCAAGTCTTTATGATTTGTTGTTCCTATGACAAAAATACCTCGCTGTGAACAATTATTCATTTGACTCAAAAACTCATTAACTTCTGGATTTATCAAAGCACTGGCATCACTTGATGAACGCTTCGGCACCATTGCGTCAAATTCATCAAAACATATTACAGATGGAGCCTTTGCTTCCGCATCTGCAAACAATTGAGCTATCTTTCCCTGCGAGCCGTGTATGTATGTACTTCCAACATCCGATGCTTTAATAAAAATGTAATTTAGTGAAGCCTCCTCAGCAAATTTCTCAGCAAAGAAAGTCTTACCACATCCTGTAGGTCCATAAAGCAACATACCATTGGGAGGCAAGAGCTTATATTTTTGAGCCTTTTCTGGATTTTTGAGCAGGAATAGTACCTTTTGTTGTAACATGGCCTTAATATCATCCATGCCTGCGACATCTGCGAAACCATTACCTTCCTTTTGAGATAATGTATAAGTATTATCTCTCGCAGCAACTTCACTTGTAGCACATTCTGTTTTAGCTACAGATGTTTCAACTCGGGGGCATGTCTCTGTTTCAATAGCATCTAGGAAATCAGCCGCCGATTGAATGCGATTATTAGGTTCTAGAGACAAACACATTTTCAAAGTTGATTGCAACCAAGTTGGGCATTTATCAACTCCTCCAGAAAATGAAAGTCTATCACACATTATATCTTTGATTAATGCATAACAAAACTCATCCTCCTCTATGTGACTGCTATACCAAGGTGCTTTACCAAACAGCATCGCATACAAAACAGCTGCAATAGAGTATATATCCGACCTAGCATCAAATACATTGTTGTAGGTTTCTGGTGCCTTATAAAATGGTGTTAGGTCCGATGTGTTGAATGCGATTTTCTTAGGACTAATTGAAGAGGTGTGCCCTAAGTCGATTAACGTGGTACTATTTAGATCCTTGGAATTGTATAGTATATTCCTTGGTGTGATATCATTGTGAATCAGTCCTAACGAATGCATATGTACAACGCCCTTAAGTATGCTTTTAGTGATACTTAAAGCCATTTCCAAAGTAAAGATGCGCCCCTTTAATAGAGGCTCTGAAACCATATTTCCCTCTATAAATCGTGTAACGAGATATGGATAATTGTCATCAGACGAATAGACTCCTTTCTCGACGAACTGTATAACATTAGGATGATTCAACCTTTCGCAATAATCTATTTCCGTGATAATCGAATCAGAATTTAGGATATTACTCGGTACGCTTTTTAGACTATATATTTTGAGGAAAAATTTTTCACCCTCAGAATTAGTCACACAATACGACTCATTATACTGGCTTTTCTTTATTAAGAAATTCACAGTATAACCACCAATTATTTGATTGTCCACTAATATTCTTGCGCTCATATCCAAAAGATAAGATTACTGTTTGTAAGTTAGTCTTGTTGCCTATGCTCTACAGAAAAGCATATACCAATATGCAAAGATATAGTAAATAATTCGAAATAAATCAAGTTCACTCTAATTATTTGTTAACAATGTATATGCGATTCATTATTTTTTAGAGTTTTGAGTCATAAGAAGTTAGAATAGAATACTTATAGTTTTGGATATAATAGTCTGTGCGAGAGATATTAGCAGCTTATAATTTATAATGAATTTAGATTAAGACTAAAGAAGCCCCCATTCGCAATGAATGAAGGCCTCGATTATTTTTTGTCTATTTGTATGTATTCGGAGTACTTGATATCGACATAGGGATTGTCGCTCGATATGGTCTGGTGGATTGCCTTAACCTTCTTCCAAAAGAGACATTTACGCTTGTATTCGACCCATACGGTCTGTTGCAGGGTAACAGGTAATCTGATATCACCTTTGAGGCTATCATTATCAATTACTGCATCAAGTTGAATATGTGGAGACAGCATCTCCACCTTCTGCTGAACTACCTGAACCGTATCACGAATGAAGATTGTATCACGGATTACCGCATTGATGGGTGCAGCCACCTCCAACTGATGTTTTGCCGCAGCTTGAAGGTCTTTTATCTTGACTCCCATCTGACGAATCTTCTCTGCATCTGCAGCACGGAAACACTCGTACTCATCAATGGTCAGTCGCAATGCTTTTGCATCGACTGCCATCGTAGTCGAGTCCACCTTAATTCGCTCGATATCAGAGAGCAGAGCCGTGTTATTCTGTTTGTAACGGTCTCGCTCGTCGGATAGCCGGACGGAGTGTTTGTACTGAAAGAAGACAACACCTCCAAGTAGGAGGATTATTGCCAGTAGGATTTGTGAAAACTTACTCATAACTTATTGAATTTTCGGGAATAAACCATAGATACTCGCCTAAATAAGGCTCTACGAGTAGCACTAATGCTCCACGATTCATGATGCGATCTTCTGCGAGAACCTCCACGACGAGGCCACGACAACCAACAAGGTCATCGAGCCTCATCGCAGTGAGTTCCTTGGAAATAATTACTGTAATATGGGTGTTCTGAATCATTGCTATTTACCACATACGGCGTTATGTTCCAAGAGCGCACGAAGGTCTTCACGAATCTCGTGCAGGTCGTTCTGAATAGAGGCAAACTGGGTGATAGTAGCCTCAAAAACTGCCTTATCAAGTTTGATTGCATCAATACGCTCGTACTGATCCTTAATCTTCGTGTCAAGAACTTCGCACCGAGTGATTAACTCCTCAATCTGACGGGTGTTGTTAAGGTGCTGAATGTACATCGTAAGTACGAAAGTGAGCACTACGGTAATGACCTTAAAGTGCTTCAATACAAATTCTTTGAGTTGTTCCATAGTCTATTCCATTAGTAGTGAAAATGCTTCTCTAATTGCTCGGAGCAGGGCTTCTGCTCCGTCGCTGTTCCAGAACCCGAAGATGACAAGTGCTATCATTATCACGAAGTAGGTCCACCACGCAATATCCTTTCGGGTTACCTTACTTTTACTCTTCCTCTTTTTGCTCATCTTTTGGAGGGTTAGTCGGGACAATCACATTGAATATCACATTGCCGTCAGCACCCTCGATACGCAGTCTGTTCTCCTCTTTGTGCTTGATGGGGAAAATATCCATCAGAGCCTTTGCTGCATTGACTGAAACGGCACGGAGCGGAGCCGGTGAGAGAGGCACGCCAAAGCGGTCTGTGTAATCCGTTGTAGCTGTCTCATCCATTACGGCCTTGAGAGTTTCTGTTACTTGGAGCTTTACTGCCATCGTCTCCATCTCGAAGCGTTCTGACGAGAGAAGAGTTTTGATGTGCGCATATATGTGGGGCTTTTGTATCAGGTAGTTTGCCGATACACCAGGACGCTTTGATGCACTCTCACCAAACACCTCTGTATAGCACTTACCCAAGTGGCCAGCGAACCCTACGCCGCCATTCACATAGAGGTCGCAGAACTTCTTTTCGAGTTCAGTCAACTGCGTCTCCTCTGTGTTGTTCTGTATATTGTTGGTCTGTTCCGACATATTCTTTCTCTTTTATTTAAGAGTAGGTGTTTTTGCTTCGGGAGGTTTAGCAAATGGTTTATTTTCTCGAATTAATTGATCCATCAGTGCTTCATAGAAGACATCTGCAAGGGCATTGGCGCACGCCTCGGCATCAGCCAGCGAGTTAATGAGTCGCATATTAAACTTGATTTCGAGGTCGTAGCCCGAAATCACAGCCATCAGTTCATTGCCATCGTATCCCAAAGCACCGTACATCATTCGGTCTGCGGTGCGGAATGTGATGGTCTCGGGCACTTCTTCTGGGAGTCTGTTTTTCTGTGTCATATCTTGAAGTGTTTTCGTGTTTTGTCTCTTTGTTGAGTTGACATAGCCGCTCCTTCGTTGTTTCTCAGGCGTGAGGTGTAGACACCAAGCACATCGAGTGTTGCAGTTACATCGGCAGCCGCATCGTGAGCATCGTCGAGGTCTACACCTAATTGCGAGGCTACAATCTCCAACTTGTACGATGTTACCTCCTTATCGGCTGCGAAAGCCAAGCGACCTATAAGAATCGTGTCGATGTAGTGCGGCTGGAAGTGTCCGTAGTAGTCCTTTGTTCCCGCAAAGGTCTTCTCAAACTCCTCCATAAGCCCAGTGTAGTTCATCATCTGTTGTAAGAAACCGATATCGAACTGAATATTCTGCCCGATAAGAAAGGGCTTACATTGTTTGCCAACAGATGCGGTATTACGCTTGGCAAAGGCGATAATATCGTTTGCCACTTTGATAATATCCACTCCCTGCTGTTTGAGCATATCCATCGTTATAGCCGAGTAGTCCAATGCCTTCTTCTCGTAGAGCATTAGAGTGTTATCCTCACGGGCAATTTCACTGCGAGTGCGGAGTATCTTTTTGGTGGGTAATCCTGCCGACTGCTTGTTGTAAGGAAGGATGTAAGCCTGATACTGGTCTATCACCTGCCAGGTGTCAAGTCGTACAGCTTGTACTGCTATCTGTGTGCAGGCACAAGTTTGTGGATCAAGACCTCCTGTCTCAAAGTCAAGACCGATGCCTACATATACTTTGGGGTCTGTTTTTGGTGCCATATTACTGAATGAATAAAAGTGAGTTGCGATATGATTGAAGAGCATTAGACGCGGTGTAGTCGCTGTATCGAATCACGGCTGTTAAGATGATTATCTTCCCCTTGATATGTTGCAGTTCCTCCTTGTGTGCACGATAGAACTCATCCCACAGAGTGCACTCCGCAGTCTGATTGTTCTGCGATAGTATCAGCTTCACAAATCGCTTGCGTTGACCTGTCTCTCTGTCGGTATAGCTATGCTCTGAATACTCGGCCACGGTAGCACATACAGCAGCCTTGCGACCATCGTTCTCATCTCGCATAACATCAGTAAGAGAAATGTAGGCAGCCTTACCCTTGACCTTCGCTCTGTCTGGTGAGTTGGAGAAGATACGACGATAGTCAATAGAGCCTATGCCTGAAACGGCAATCTGCTGTTGCGACCAGAAATAGTGCTTATCTCGTAACTCTTCGGGAGCATCGCTCTCACGCAGATTGAAGCCCAATTTGAGTGCTGCTCGTTTGAGTATGGCATAGCGTTCCGTTACCGCCTGTACATTCTCTATCTTGTCGAAGCATCCTGCCAGGATCATATTCTTCAAATGGCGGGTATTAACCGGTACACGGCCATTCTCGACCATCGGATTTACCTCGTCCCAGTGTTTGAAGTCTTTGCCGCGCAGTTTATGGCGGAAGACTCGCTCAATAAAGTCCTCGATACTCGTAAATCTGCCTCTTGAACGCACAGTAACGATATATGCAGCTGCCTTCGTTCCTAGGAATTTGATGCGATTAAGCGACCAATAAATCTCATTCGCCTTGTAGTCTGTGTAGAACTCCACCGTAGAGTGATTGATGTCGGGAGGCACAATCTTCGCCACAGAGCATCGCTCCATCTCCGACATAAGCGCAGGCATCTCCTTATCATCAGCCCACTGCAACGCCACGGTGTAGAATGCAGTCGGATAGTTAGCTTTTAGCCAAGCGCCGCAGAAGGCGGTAAGGGCATATGCAGCGGCGTGTGAACGGTTGAAGGAGTATTTACCCGCCGTCTCTATCTTGCTCCAAATCTCCTCGGCTTCATAAGGCGGGCAACCGTTCTTTATAGCACCTGCAATGAAGTCGTTTTTGAGCGAGGCCATTAGGTCGGCTTTCTTCTTACCGATAGCCTTACGCAGGTAGTCGGTCTTGCCAAGGTCAAAGCCTCCGAGCGTATGAGCCACGGACATAAACTGCTCCTGATAGACCATAATGCCGTAGGTGTTTTTCGTTGCCTCATAGCAACCGAAGTTGTAGACCGGAGCCACATCGCCACGGCGGTAGCGAACATAGTCATCTGTTGCTCCGATGTCGAGTGTCGCAGGGCGGAAGAGAGCATTTATGGCAATCAGATCCTCGATGCAGTTGGGCTGCACATCCTGAATGAAGCGTGTGATGCCCGGTGAGGAGAACTGAAAGACATTCTGCGTATTGCCCTCGGAGAGTATCCGATATGTCTTCTCATCATCGAGCATGTCGCTTGTTATCTTCTCGATGGTCAGTTGCTGACCGTAATGCTCATTTACAAGGTTGATGGTAGCACTGAGCTTTGCCAACTCTTTCGTCGCCAGCACATCCTCTTTGAGTAGTCCAATTTCATCAACAGAGTATCCATCAAACTCCGATACCAACGCTCCGTCCATCTTGCGTATGGGCAGGAAGTCAAAGCAATCTGCCTCCTTGCCATCACGCTTTTCAGGGGTAACGATGATTGCCGAGGCGTGTACTGATGCTGCCTTTGGTTGACCGAGCAGCACTCGTACATCCTCAATAACTTCGGGATAGGTCTGTATAAAGTCGTAGACCTTACGGTTGGTAACGGCTATTTTGAAAAGTCCCGTCCAGTCAGCACCATCATCGAGCATCGCCGTTATGTAGTTTACTGTACCGTGAGGCACACGGTGTACTCGCGCCACATCTTTAAGAGCCGCTTTGAGTTTGAGCGTTGTGAATGTTCCTGCCGAGAACACACGTTGACGACCACCAACATTGTATCGCTGTTCGAGGTAGTCCTTCATCTCCTGACGGCGGTCCGATGCATAATCGACATCGATATCCGGGAGCGAGGCGTGTCCGCCCTCGACAAGGCCTCTGTCCACAAAGGAGTCAATTACCTTCATCGGGGCTGTCGCTCGTCTTCTTTTTACACTGGTTACTATCATCTGTAATACTTTTTATGTCGCACAATGCAGCTCACGGTCTGGTGCGATACACCATACTCAATTGCAAGTTCCAACTGCGTTACGCCACCTGCATAGTAGCGTTCGCGTATCCGCTCTGCCTGTGCGTTGGTTAGTTTTGCATTACTACTTTTCTCGCCATAGTCATTTTTGAGGTCATTGGCTATGGCGTGCTCCATATTGCGCTGATGAGTACACATCTCAAGATTATCTGCCGCATTGTTATAGCGATTACCGTCGATATGGTTTACCTCTAATTCAGGATCCCAATCATTGAGGAAATGCTCGGCCACAATGCGGTGTACGGAGAATTTCTCTCCGTTACCATTCTTGTATAATCTCACGCAATCATAGAGCGATGTTTTGCCACACCAATGCGTAAGTATGCGCTCGGACTGCGTGCGTGTAATGCCGCCCGAAACAACCTCCCTTTCGAGGCTCTTGACACGGCCTTTGTTACTGATTTGATAACACCCTTCATAATTTTTAATGTCCACCCAGATTTCCTGGGTACTGTTCATCTGTTATTCGCTTTAATGCGGTTTGAAATATGTCTCTCTGAATCTCTATTCCTATAAATCTGCGTCCTGTATTTCGGCAGGCTACGGCGGTACTACCACTTCCCATAGCGAAGTCAATCACCAAATCGCCCTCGTCGGTGTAGGTGCGAATTAGATACTCAAGCAGAGCTACAGGTTTTTGCGCTGCGTGCAAACATGATGTCTGCTTATCGGTCTTGAACTTGATAACACTGCGTGGAAAGCGTTCTGTGGAGATATAGTCCCGATAGTTGTCGTGCTTATGATATATCTCCCCGGCGTTACACTTACGCTGATGTGCCGCCATAACCACCTTTCGTTTATGGCCATCGGTCTTTATGGGGTTATATATTGGCAGTTTATCGTAGAACACGAGAATATCTTCGTGTGCCTTCATAGGCATACGCTTAGCATTGAGAAAGCCTGTGGGCTGTGTCTTCTCCCACACCCACGAGTAGCGTAGCTGTTTGAGGTTTGAGGCTCCAAGCACGCTCGTAAATGGTTGCTGACAAAAGAGCAGAATGGGTGTGGAAGGCATAGTAACGCCACGAAGCACCTGCCACATCTTTGTTATATCTATGGGCGAATCCCAACGGCAGTGAGTAGTGCCATAAGGCGGATCTGTGAGTATCATATCAGCCTTGATGCCCTGCTCAGCAAGCATAGGAAGCACATCGAGGGCATCACCTTGGTAGAGGTCGCAGCCGTTATAGGGGATCAGATGTTCGTAGTTGTTCATTGGCTATCTCCTTTAAGTTCCACAAGCAATCTCGGCGGTCTAATAGGATGTCATCGCCACAACTCAATTTATCGGCTGTAATAGTCATCTCCTTGCCATCACGCACAATGCGTAATTTGGCTTCGGAATGCAGTCTGTATATTGTATTTTCAATCTCAATCTCTATGTACTCCATACCTCGTTGTATGGGTATATCCGGAGCAAGAACCGTCAGTTTATCCTTCCAACTGAGTCCGCATCGCTCCGGGACCAAGAAACGGGAGAAGATTAGGTCGTACTTTATCGGGTCGATAGAGGTAATACCCAGCAGATACGATACAAGCGAGCCTCCTGCCGAGCCACGACCAATGCCTGTTGCAATGCCTCGGCGTTTTGCCTCACGCACCATATCCCACTGCACAAGGAAGTAATCCACATTGTCAGTCGATTCAATGATATATACCTCCTCATCTAATCGTTCACGGTAGATTTGGTGCTTCGCTTTCGGAATCTTCTCCGCGAGTCCCTCATCGAGCAGACGGAGAAACATCGTGCGTCTATCGCCATAGCGCTCCTGCTCCTCTGGACGCATCATATATTCGGGCATAAACATCTTACCCGTCTCGAAGGCTGCATCGGCACGCTCCGCAATATCTACCGTATGTCGGCACATCCTCTCAAAAAGTCTGTCAAAGTTCCACCTATCAGAAAATAGAGGTTGCAGAGTGTTGTAATGCTCATCTACGCTCTTGAAGTATTGCTCCTCGCTCTGCTCGTGGGCTGCACCCGTAGCAATCTTGTTAAGTACGATCTTCGACTTAGCATCATCACGGTCTATGTAGTAACTATCTTCTATAAGAATAGGCTCTACGGTGAACGAATCGTTTACTGCATCGTAACAATTCTCAAAGTAATGTTTCAATGCAGCTAACTTCTCTCGGTCTATGCGGTCAGCCTTATACTCGTTGCCATCAACCTGATAGTATACGGCATCGAACCGCTCCTTCAGTCGCTCGACATTGCGTGGATTCTCCGTTATCCAGTATGCCGAGCGAGTGGCAAAGACTATGGCACACCCTTCGGCATAGAGAAATAGTCTCGAGTACTCGATGTCACTACCCTCGGAGTTCACCATTACCTCTCGTTGGATATTGAGCAAGTTATGCAGTCCCTTGTTGCTGAGAGCGTATATCTTTATCTCGACCTTTGTTTCGTTATGCAGCATTGTGAGAGTGTAACCAAACAGAGGTTTAAGCCCTGCCTTCGCACACTCCTTTTGCAGGTTGAGCGTGGCGGCCATTGTGTTGCGATCACAAATGCCTACGGCTGTATGCCCAAGCCACTTTGCCTTACGACATAGACCATCTATCGACCCCGATGCGTTAAGCAACTCAAAAGGCGTATGGACACCGAGATTGACAAACGGGATATTATGCTTCGAGGGCTTTGGCGTGCCTATATGCTTCAAGGTATTGAAACGGAACTCTTCACGGAGGTCATAGTAATACCAGTTGTTGCCAAATGGGAAAGCGACATATAAGATCCCCTCGTCCTGCAACTCCTGTGGGTTTTCCATAAGGTTGAACCTAACATCGCCATCCTTGCTCTTGAAGATGGATTCCACACCAGACAGATCCGCAAGAAACATCTTGCCGAAGTTCGGGATTTCCACGACCTCATTGTCAATGGTGGTATAGTCTATGTTTTGGGCATTGAGCCACTGAATTAGTTCCTGCATCATAACTCTTGAACCTTTCGTAATTTGAAGTTTGAGGGAGATTGAAGGCGTTGAGCAAAGATTTCGAATATCTCCTCCACGCTCATTTCGTCCCAGTCTTTATGGGCATCTGCGATGTTGGCCACAAAGACAGTAAAGTACTTAGCGAGTCTGCTGGCGGCCTTCTTTACAGGCTCGACAGCATCTCCATCATAGCCGACAATCACCGTCTGAACTCGCTTGCATTGGAGCTTATAGACCTGGACATCGGAGATCTTCTTTCCGAAGGTTGCAACAACAGCCACTTTGGGATTATCGTATAACTCCATCTTGCGGGTTAGGGCTATAACATCAAAGATGCCCTCCACGAGGATAACCGTATCGGTCTCGCCCTCGTGAATAGCATCGTAGTTATATAGTAGTTTGGAGAAATCGTTATTGACAGAGTTGCGGTAGCGCAATATCTTGAAGCCGCCATTGTACTTCACCTTGCGGTTATGCGCATCGATATCGCTCTTCGACCAGGTATGACGACCCACAAAGCCCACATTTTCCCCGTTGTCAATGATGGGAAATATCACATAATCCTCAAAGCGAGGATTAAGGCGGTTGGTTACGCCCACTGGGAAATAGTCGTAGTCATCGTAGGTAAAACCACGCTCTTTGAGATATGGGTGGCTGAATATGCGCTTGTAGAAATCCGGCAAATCGGTTATGGTCAACGCATCGTCAATCTGTTCCGGCTCCACACCCAAGACAAACTGCAAGGGAGCGGTGATATCTGCCGTAGGAGTAACCATCAGGTCAATACGGCCTATGGCTTCCAAGAGTTGCCCGAGGGTGCGTGTAGACTTGCCACACGAGAAGCAGTGTGCCATAAAAGGCTCACGGCGGGCAGTCTCCGGTCCTATGTAGATTCCGAACTTGCCGCCCGACTTGCCACAGAAGGGGCAACGCGGCACGATAAGGTTCTTACCCGTACCGTCACGCTTTGCGCCCGTCTCGCGTGCTATCTCCTGCACCAAATGCTGATATTCCTTCGCTGATAAATCCATATACTTAGGAATAGTCGAAGTGCAGGAGCTAAAGTTTATAAAGTGAGCAAAAAATTATTCTTGTTCAAGAGCCAAAGACCTTTTACTGTCGTAGAAGACCTCATTATCATAATCTGTGGCAATCTTTATTGTCGCACCCTTTTGAAAGAAACGGCTCTTTGCAATATGTAGTCGCATAACATTCTCCTTGCGCTCCGAAGATGACTGGTTGAGCGAAATAAGGTGAGTACATGGTCTTGCCAAACCTTTTGCCTCAGCACAGTTAAACTCTGTGAGCACATTGTTTTCGTTATTCAGCCAGTCTCTATCCTCGATTGTAGATTGATATGTTACAACCATCCATACATTTTCGTCTGCTGCAAGGTCTTTTAAGTCATTAGCAACAGCAATACGCTTCGACCTTTCGTGTTCTGCACCCCAGTTGCGTCGAGAAGCATCGGTGAGCAGATCCATCGAGTCAATAATGACAATATCCGGACTACAGCCCTTAATTTTTCGATATTCAGAGATGCCATCTCGGATATCAATAGTGGAAACCTGCGCATTAAATCTTGGGTAACTTTTAACATCAATGTTTCCTCCGTATGTTTCTATTTGCTTCCGGTATTTTTGCATCTCGTGCTCTGGGATAATTCCCTTCTCATAGTAATACGAGTTCTTTGATATCAGTCCACCTGAATAGGCGTTCAATGCCTCATCTTCCGAACCCTCCAACTGGAAATGGAGGACATTAAGCCTATCATCAATTTTGGCTCTGACACCAATCCATTTGGCAATATGTGATTTTCCCACACCTGTAGATGCCAAGAAGCAAGTCAATTGACCTCTAAGACTTCGTCCCTTGTTAATATCATCAAGAAAAGGAATGTAAAAACGGACAACCTTAGAAGCACCAGAAGATGCTTCTTCTGCCTCTCTCTTCTTGTTTGCCTCATATCGCTCCATAAAAGTCTCGGCCACATTAACAAAAGCCACACTCTTTAAGGTGAACCCTGCGACCCATTCAGCATACTGCCTAAGAACATTCTCGGCTTTCGCTTGTTGATTATCGTTGTACAATGTTCCGACCTCAGTATAGACCTTCTGAAGCTTGACCCCTTTGATGTATGACTCCAACATATCGGTCATAGCATCAACACTCTGACCATTATCCCAATCTCGGAATGTATCCAAAAGCTCTAATGCATCAATATCTTGATTAAATGCCTGAGATAAAACAGCATAAGAAGGAGGCTCTTTATATGCTTGATAGTGGTTCTTTATTACCGTCTGAATGCGCTGAAATGAACGATCTGGCAGATACTCACTTCGCATATGCTGTGAGAGTATTGCACATAGATGCTCATGCCTTAATGCGGTTGCATAAAGCTCATATAGGAATTCGACGCTTAGTGGCGATATCTCATTCATCTTTATCTATTTTGTTTTGCCCAGGTCTCGCATCTTAAACTATATAAGTGAGGATACACATGCTTTGTCCTCTCTTTGCATAAATTAGAGTATGTACATTTCGTACAGATAGGAGAAAATGGAGTCCACATAAGCGTAGAAGTTCCACAAATTATGTATCCTATCTCAGAAGAGTGATTAAGGTATTTTGTATGTTCTTCATATTCCGGAAATACATACTTTAGCAGTGAAGGACTTTTTCTAATCTTTAGCAAAGAAGACAAAGTTTGTCTTGACAGATTGTGTTTTGCCAACCAATTGTCATCATAAAAGCGCCTATGTTTATCATATATCTCGTAACGATAAATAGCTTTTTCGCTAAAAGAATGTGCAATACTCCATTGTCGTCTATATCTTTTATCGAAAGTGGTCATTGTACTTGCCTGACAAACACAAAAATCTACAAGACATTCAGAGCTTATCGTGTATTTTTTAAGCAGTTTGTCGTAACAATCTCCTATATATCGCTCAGACCTTCCACCATTCGGAAATTTGAAATCCTCCCATAGCGTATCTTTTACCAACTTGGTAAATACACGCTTGCACCCTTCAATCCACTCTTTTTTCTCCATCTCTTGTAAGTAATTTTCTTAGTTGTGCCTTTGCTAAAAACAGACGGCTCTTTACCGTTTCGACATTCTTTGTTTGGAGCGTTCCATTCTGGTAGGTAATCTCCATTATCTCGCTGATCTTATAACCCGCCTGTTGCAACAGAAAAGCCTCACGGTAGATAGGTTTTATCTGATCCAGGGCCCAAAGAATTTCATCACTATAGTAGTCTTTATAGTTATTCATACCCATACAGTTCGCCGAAGGGTTGCACTCATCCAACAATGTGGAGCGCAACTCTTTAACGTCGACACTATCGTCTGGCGGAGTACGGGTTTTATTACGCTTATTGAGGTCAGCTACAAGGCGTTTTGTCACTGCATATATCCAAGTTTTGACCGGTCTTGCAGGGTCGTAGCTGTCCATATACTTGTAGAAGTTTACTAATGCCTCGACATAGTTATCCTCTATATCTTCCTGATTGTATGTGTACTTGATACAGATGCTGTACACAAGATTTTTATGTGGCATCACATACTTTTGCAGTAGTCGAGCCCTTCGTTTGGCGGACTCATCATCAGGGATTGCCGCCGTTCTTTTTAACACATCTTTCTTGTCCACTCTTCTAACTGAAAAGGGGTTCAACTCAATCTGAAATGTCCTAATCTGTCAGCTTCGAAGAGCGTCAATTAAAAGTGGGCGGTTTGTCACCGCCCGAATCTATGCGGTCATTTTATAATCTGTGTTTGCGTATGTAATAAAAGAATAGGTGGCAAGCATCGGCAGCGTTGTCGTCCGTAGGTACATAACCATACTTTTTGCAGGTCTCTACCATCTTTGACTTCGTGGCGTGCCCATCGCCCGTTGCCCACTTCTTGAGTGCGGCAGGGTTCACAAACTCTGGCTCGGGCAGGTTCAACTCATCGCAGACCTCCAATAGCACACCTCGCAACTCCGAGAGTCGTCTGAGGTCGTAGAAGTGGCGGTTGATGCTCACATCCTCAGCTACAATCTGCTTTATGTCGTACTTTCGGATAAAGTCTATAAGCAGCCTGCGGAACGAGCCGTGCATCTTATTGTCGTTGCGCCGTCGGCTCTCGGTGAGGTTCCAAGTACCTGCCCCGTGCTTTGAGAAGTAGCCACAGTGTGTTGCTACATCCAAGGCGAGGATGTCGTCGTGTTTCAGTGCCTTATTCTCCGATGCGTGATTCTCCATTCTCCTTCGTTATTACAAGTTTGTGGGGATAACCTTCGGCCACATTGCCGTGCGAAACTACGAGGACAGTGCTACCCAGGGCATTCAGAGCATCGAACATCGATGAGAGTCCTGCTTCATCTACTGCTTCGAGTATCTCATCAAGTACCAGCAGGTCCAATCCCTTCTCATCGTTGCAGTTGGCATTGACAAGCTTCTGCATTGCCAGAATTGTTGCGAGATTTACTCTGGCTGCTTCGCCTGCCGAGAACTTCCCGAATGAGCCACAATCAACTCCATCACGCAACAGTGAGATAGAGATCTTCTCTCTTACCTTACCGCTTTTGAGCACCGTGTAACCATCAAAGCGAATACGGATATCGCTGCCAATGCCAATCAGGAACTCGTTGGTGATACGGCTGAGAGCCTCAATCTTGGTGTTGGCAAGATAGGTCTTGAACTGCACGAAACGCTCTCGCTGCACCTCCAAGGCGCGTACCTTGTCATCAACCTCAAACTTACGCTTGGCAGTCTCCATCGAGCGATGCTTCTCCTGCTCCAATGTTTTTCGTAGCGATAGTGTAAGATCCTCGGAGGCCATCTCATTAACCTCTCGGATTGTCTCCTGCAAGGTCTCTATAGCACACTCGGCAGAGCGTATATCCTCTACGATCTTGCGACGCTCACGGCTGAGTGTTGCATTGCGCTCATCAATGTTGCCGAAGAACTCGTCAAAGGCTTTACGGCGTATGCTGTCTATCTCGTCCTGCATCGCTGCGACCTCTGCCTTGGTGCGTTTGCGGTTGTGCTCCGCACGCTCCACCTCGCTTGTGGCACTGCATACAGCTCGCTCGTGGTCCGAGAGTTCCTGTTCCCAGCGTGAACGGTCGCTATCCAATGTGCGACGCTCGCTGTTGAGTTTGCTCTGCTGCATCTCTGCCTCTTCCGAAGAGTTCTGCTCGGCTTCTATATTGCCGCTAATCTCTGATAACTGCTGTTGGCGAAGACGGAGTTCCTTGGTTCCTGCCTCGATGTCGAAGTTAGGCTGTGCCACCAAGAACTCGTGGCCACACTTCGGGCAGGTGATAGAGCCTGCCAACTTATTCGATAGTTCGTCAATGCCCGCAGAGATTACTCGGCGTTTACGGCGTAACTCTTCAAGGCGTGAAGCGAGGTTGCGAAGTGTCTTGTCAATCTCCTGAAGGCGGGTACTGTACTCCTCGCACTTGTCACCATACTGCGTAACAAAGTCGGTATACTGAACCTTGAACTTCTCAAAGGCATCATACTTCTCCTTCAATACCGCCTCGGCGTGATTTACCGAAGCATCGAGGTTTTCGAGCGAAGACTGAGCAAGCAATAAATCCTCCTTCTTGAGTTTGAGCGTGTGATTCCAGTCTGTTCGGCGAGCATCAGGTAACAGTGTCATCACAGCATCGATAGCCTTCAAGCACTCCTCCAAAGAGGTATCCGATGACTCCAATGCCTGCAACTCTTTGTCTGCCTTATCCACCTCTGCAATAGTTGCATCTATACCGGTCAGAGTATCCTTGTGGGTGCGGATATACTCACGCTTTGAGGCTATTGCCTCCTCCAATTCGGCGATGCGTGTCTCACGGCTGCGGCCACGCTCTTCACTTGCTGCAACCTCCTTGGCAATCTGCTCCTGCAACATCTCGATACGACCATCAATGCCTGCAAGTTCGAGGTCTATCTTCTGCTGCTCACTGCTAAGAGGCTCGATATCCTCTTCAACACGGGCGATTGCCTCATCTACCAAGATGCCGTTGGAGAAGCGGTTGATAATCTCCTTCTTCTCCTTATCCGACGAGGACAAGAAATCCTCGTAGCGATATTTAGATAGGATAAAGTTGTTGAGCAACTCATCGCGTGTGATGCCCAACTTCTCCAAGATATACTTGTTATAGGCATCTACAGAGTGCTGTACAGCCTCGTCAGTTGTTACGGGTTCGCCTCCTCGATAGAGTTTGCAGGCGACTGTCGATGCACCCTTGCGGGGTATCGAGCGAGTAATGATGAGTTCCTCATTCGATGCGTCATTTGCAAGGTGTAGAGTGATGCGGCACTGCTCGGAAGCATCGTTGATAATCTCCTCGGTGCGTATCTTACGCAGCGGGCTACCTGTGAGCCCCACGGCTATACACTCCAAGAGAGCCGACTTCCCGGCACCGTTTGATTGCTGGGAGTCGTTGTCCTTATTATTGCCAAAAATCAGTGTTGTTACTCCCTGTTGCAACGTATAAGCCAGCGAGCGGAAGGCACACAGATTCTCGGCCTCTATACTCTTTAATTTCCACATTGTCCTTCGATTTTAGATAAATACTCCAATCCGATTGCTACATCGTCAATCTGTTTCTCGCGGCAGAACTCCTCGTAGGTCTCGCGGATGCGGTGGCTGTCGAACTTCTCAAAGAGCGAAGAGGCTGCAACCTCTAACATCTCCTCATCATCGGCGATAAGTTCCACCTTCGTGGCTCCTGCATCGAGCAGAGCAGCCTTATCCACCGACTTCATAGCAGCCTGCGGTGCGTGGACACGAACTTTCACTTTGTAGCGACCATCGGCATCAATTTCACGCAGTTCATCCATTAGGTGAAGACCGGCACGCTCCGCCGAGACATCAATCACTCGGTAGCGAGTGTTTACCTTGTTCTTGATAAACTCGTGCGAGCCGTCAGTGTAGATTACCGTGTAGCCCTTCTCCTCGTCCTCACCAAAGTTGTGCTGACGCGATGAGCCGATATATTCGATGCGGGTCTTGTCGATGATCGTGCGGTTGTGATAGTGTCCTACGAATACCTTGTCGAACTCCTCGAATATCTTTGCGGGCAACTCCTTGTCATTGGGCTGTGCCAATGCTCCGTTGATACCCTCGTGGATATAGAGAAAGTTGAGTCGCTTGGGGTCGAAAGCCTCCTCTTTAAGGCGGTCAAGGCGCGTGCAAAATGAGCCATCTTCGGGGAAGTAACCCATCATATGCAGCACAAAACGACAATCATCACCAAGAGGCAACGACACATACTCATCGCACACCAATACATTCGAGTGCTGGTCGAAGACATGGCAGTAGCCTCTCTCGTTCTCCTGGTTTACCTTGTCGTGGTTTCCCTCGGCGATGGTTACATGTATGCCGTGCTCGGCAGCTGTGAGCAGTGCATCGTGAACTGCCAGCAGCACATCGAGCGTCTGTGCGGCACGCGAGAAGAAGAGGTCGCCACCGATGGCAATCTCCTTTACATCCATCTTCCTGCATATGTCGATAGCCTCCTGCCAGTTGGCCTTGAATGCAGGGATGTTATCTTTCGATATGTGTATATCGTTCAGTAGTAATAGGCAGGGATAATGTCCTTTCATAAGCGTGTAAGGGTTAAGACGGGAGGCGTTTTACCTCCCGTCGGTTACAATAATTTTAGCTTAGAAAGGGTTATCTGCGGCGGCGTGGACGCTCCTCAGCCTGCTCCTCATCATCACTCTCTGCCTCCGTCTCCTCTTCGGGCTTTGGGCCCTCGATCTCGTGCTCAATCATATCGAGCAGCTCTCGGTTAGAGGTAGAGCGGGTAATGCGGATTGGCAGACGCTCCTGGTCGATATAGCCACGGATCATAGCACGGAGCTCCTGACCCTCCTCGGTCTTATCTCCAAGACCTTCGGCCTGCAACTCCTCGAAGCGTTCAAAGAGGTCGTCGAGCGAGAGTGCCCCTGAGCCATTCTGCTCATTCTCCTTATTATCCTTCGAGCGACGGTCAAACGAGAACTCTGAGGTATCCTCCTTAGGCAGTTCAGCGGTGAGGGTATCGACAACCTGCTTCATCTCCTCGCTATCCATAAGGTTCATACCATAGAGCGTGTCGCACTGCTTAAGGAACTCCACGGTAGCACCGAGGTGATAGCGTGTGTAGCGGTAGATAACTTCGGGAATGCGGGGCGCTGCAAGCAGTGCAGTAAGCTCCTCACGGCTGAGAGGCAATGCGTCCGATTCATTGTCAATAGAGATGATATACTCGGTCTTTGCACCGTTTTTACGCTTCTCAATCTCCACAGGATATGCCTCACGCACCGATGAGATAGGACAAGGATAGCTCGGATTCTTCTGCAACTTCTTCGACCAGAGCTTGAACTTGCGCTCGTCGAGCTCCTTGAACTGTGCGTGCGAGAGTGTCATCATCTGCAGACCCTTGCCACGCTCACTAAGGTCATAGATGTACATACAGTGGCCATAGCCATACTTCAAGCCACCACCAAATGAGCCTCCGTCAATCTTCTCGGCGAGTTTCTCATCGCCCATCTCCTTGGCAGCAGCAACGGCCAACTTACGGTAGGTCTCGATAGGATCTACGCTGAAACCGGCATCCGTAGCACGAGTGACGGTAACATACATCTTCGAAGCCTTAGCACCATTGCCCGGCTTCTCCAATTCGAGCAACAACTGATGTACAGGGAACTCATAGCCCGGGCGTGATGGCGTACCATCCTGATTAGGAGCGATAGGCAGAATACGCAGACGGTAAACGCCAAATTTGTCCATACGGAAGAACTCCGTGCGGGCAAAGCTCCGATTCTCCTCTTGTGCGCGTAGTTGCGCATCTTCATACGACTCCTGACTCTTCAGGAACATCTCCTCAATGGACATCGATTCCATGCCATTGTTTTTTTCCAAATCTTCTTGCATCTGAAAACTGTTTTATGGATTAAAAAATGCCCGAAGACGATACACTATTAGGTGCATCGTGAATCTGGAAACAGACGGACGGGTTCGGTTTCACCATCCGTTATCAACTGAAAAAAATTGGGAGAAAAGTCTCGCTGACTGTATCCTAAAAAGAGTGGATACTCATTTGACAAATAGAAGGACCTTGAGCGGTCGGAGTACAAAGGTATGTATAATTTGCTGAACGACAATAGTTTTATATGAATGTTTTACATATTATTGTTAGTCAGTGCTTTGCGCTCTGGTTTTAATGATATTATTAACTTCTTCAAGTGTCATTTCCTCATCAATAGCTTGCTTCTGGATACGACGCTTTAGGGTCATATGATTCTTGCGAATATACTCCTGAGTCTTATGCCGCTGGACACTATCATAGTATTTTTGACGCTTCGGTGTCAGCACCTTGCCACGCAGACAGTAGCATCCTTTCTCCTTGTACTCATTGAGGTATCGCTGGAACTTCGGCTTCTTATACGAAGTATCCTTTGACGCCTTGGCAACAGAGTCGATAACCCACCATTCGGGCTCAAAGGGTGTCTGTATACCGCAAAGCTGCTTGAGAATGCCATAGACTATGGGCATCTCATAGCGAAGCATAAAGCCGATGCGTGTCTCATCGAAGGGGAAACGCCTAAGCGTCCCCTTCGGTCTTCCTCTTCCTCGATCTGTTATCTTTACTCTCTTGGTGCGGCGTCTCTTCCGCTTCGTCTTTTTCTCTTCCATCGTGGGTGCTCTTTACTGGTTCTACATGTTGTGGGATACGCCTTTCTGCAATACGCCTGCGACTCTCGATGTCGCCCATTACATTGATTCTCTTTTTCATTAGACAAAGTATGTGAAGTTTAACTGACAATTTACATTGTAGAAGCCTCGCTCGTAGAGTTGCAGCTTACGCTGACCGCCATAGATGGTAAACGAGGAGCCTCGGTTGTACTTATGGTCATCATTCCAGTTGGCCGCAGTACAGCGTACACTGTACTTAGGAGGCTGAATCTTATTTGGTATCATTGCAATGACACCTCCCCAGTTGCTACCATCACGCTTGGCTGTGTTAATCTCACCCTGGATAGATACGATGCTGCCTATCTGACGAACGAAGAGGTTGCGGGTGTCTGTTCCCTGACCGCTGTTCTCCATCTGCATCCAGCCTGTATCGATGAGCAGCGGCTGATACTCCTCGGCAAAGGCCGCACCCAATGTGCGACATACCTGACGCTGTGCTTCTGGGCTACCCAACACAAGGTCTGTGAGTTTGGCATCCTTACGCAGATAGTCCTTGACAATCTCATCTTTGGAGAGCAGATTCAGCTTCTCACGCAGGATAGCCTGTGCCTGAGCAGAACTCTTACCTTGAGCCACCAAGTAGTTGATGTAGTCCTGGAAGAGGTTTTCCATACGAGCAAAGCGTCCGTCAGCACCTGTGCGGGTATATAGTTCCAAGTTCTTGGCTATGGTTGCGAGTTCGGTTGAATTATAGCCATCAAGCAGCCAGTTGGCCTTCTTCTTAAGCTCCTTGACAATGGCAGAGGTGAGGACATATCCTTCAACTTGTGCGTGCGACTTACCCTCGTGGTCCGTGTAGGCGAAGGCTCCCGTCTCGATATTATTCAGCTTATCACGCATCTCCGAGGTGAAGATGATACCCTGATATGCCGAGTCTGTACCGAGCTTGCCGGCCATCATATTGTCAATCTCCGTTGTTGAATAGACTTCGAGGTTTCGGCGTGCCTTGCCCTTATCAGCAAGGTCGCTAAGGTTGGAGGTCTTGGTGAGCTTCTGTTCGCCCGTGCCACCTTTCTCGGCATCGAGCGTAGCACGCACAGCCGCCTGACGCTCTGCCTTGAGTGCTTGTGCCTGCTCCGGTGTAAGGTTATTGACCTCATCGGCTGTGAGGCGTACAAGTTCCTGCAAGCCCTCCGAAATCTGCAAGAATACCTCTTGGGATTCGGGCTTGGAGTAGACATCGAGGGCAGTGCGAGCTGCTCCCTTATCCACGACATCACGGAGGTTCTGATCGGCAGAAAGTTTAGTCTTCAATGCCTCTGCTACAGCACCAGATGTTACATAGCCGGTGCCACCCTCGGCAATGCCACCCGTTGAGATAGCATCGAGTTTTCGCTTGTATTCGGTAGTAAAGTCCTCAGTAGAGAGCTGCTTGCCATCTACCTTGTCTACTTTGCCATTCATACCACTTGTGTATGTAGTAACAGTAACATAGGTGTCAGCAACAGACTTGCCATTTACCTTGAGCGTGCCGATGATATCCACAGAGCCGAGCGGAGCAACAACAATATCGCCTAATGCGTTGCGGACCACAAAGCGATAGCTATCTGTCGTATCAAAGCCCACAGCAGCAATCACCGCTCCGGCGCTATCCTTCCACGAAAGTGTATTGAGTAGTTTGGTGTCATCCTTTGTGTAGGCGGTGTTGCAGAGGTCGATGCCTCGTCCTGCACTATTTACCGAGAAGAGTCCATTCACCTGTGCCGTAGCACTCTTGCCAATGACCTTGAAGATGGGTGTTAAAGAGAGTTTACCATCATAGACCGCAAAGTCGCGATACTTCGTGCCGCCACCCTCAACGCCATAGTAGTTGATGCGTATAGTGCCCTCATCGGTAACATCCTGAGTATTGTAGATATCGCAACCCTGAATGTGGACTGCACCGATGCGTGAGTTGTCGCTGAGTGATGTGCCATACGAAATACCATCACCCGTTACTCGTGCCAACTCCTTGCCCTGCTTCATAAATGAGAATGTACCGTCTGTACGGATTACAATCTCATTGACCAAAAGACCATTCAGGTATGCTCCGAGTGAGGCATTACCATCGCTTTTGACTATACCTTTGAGCGAGTATCCATTCTCGCCACTTACAGAAACTGCCGTCTTTGAGTTTATCTCCTTGTTGGCTGTAAACACGCCTGCCAGCACCAAATCCTTCTTGATGGTCTGACGCTGGAACGGAGTTTCGAGCAGTACAGCGTAACGCCCGAAGAACTTATCGATAAAGCGAGGGGCATAGTCGGCTCGTACCTCGATAGCCGCAGGAATCTTGCCAGTAACGGGATCTGCTGTAGTTGGCACTGTCTTACCCGCAGCACAGAGGTAGCAGGTGCGGCCACGCTTGTTGACCTCATTGGCATAAACAACCGACTCGTGGCGGTTGCTCTCGTAGATATAGTATGGGAAGACTGCATCCGTAACGCCTTCAAAGCGGCGCACCTTACCACCGAGCCACACATAACCTGGCGAGATGGTAGAGCCCTCGACGGTGCAGCCCGAAATGATAAAGTCCGAACAGCCGTCAAAGATGGTACTCATACTGAGGGCCAACTCTTGAAGGTTAAGTATATCATCCGAATAGGTGTATCGTCCACCTGTTTCTGCTACATATTCTTTCATTATTTCGTGTTCTTATTTGGTTCGTACTCCTCTTCATCAATCTTAATCAGGTAGGTCTTACCGGCAATCTTATAGGTGTTCACCACATACGAGAGCATATAGACCATATCCTGTGGCGGAATCTTTATGGGTGGCACGCAGACCATAAAGCTAACCTTGTTTATGAGTTTCTCCTCGACATATCGGTAGAATGGTCTGGGCTTCTCATCCTCGCTTGTGGCGGTGATGGACTCGCCATTGTACCACACCGTACAGGGACGCATATACTCGGCATTCTCGTGGTAGAGATCCACGCCGACACTCTCGCTCTCCTTTATAAAGATTCTATCTCGGCTATCCTTGAAATACTTCGAGAACTTGTAGTTCAGGAACCACTCAAAGTAGATAACCTGCGACGTCATTCGCGCCTCGATATGCTTCTCACGGGCAAAGGAGCGGAACCACTCATTGATGCTTTGCAGGGGATAGAGAGCACTCTGCACAAAGAGTATAAACCGTCGGCCCGCAAGGTAGTGCGGAACGAGACGGTTCACTAACTTATCTATGGGCAGTTTATATCTACTCATGGTTCTCCACTTTAAGGATTATAGCCTCACGGAACGAAGGCAAGTCTGCCTCCTCATCCTTGCCCGAAGACTCCTTCAAATAGCCTGATGCGGTATAGGTCATGCGCTGCACACGCTGCATAGGCTGAATGTTACCATCCGTGTCGTGGCAAGCGATAAATACTCCTTGCTCCGGAGTGGCAGACTCATCGATGAAGACATCGGTAACATGCTCAGCCTTACGAATGGCATCAGTAAGGCGTGATACATAGACTGCCGCATCAAACTCGATGTTCATCACATACTCCTTGAGTTGAACTTCAATAGCGTCGTACATCTCAGACTCTGGGATAGCACCATCGTAGAAAACCGTAAGGCGTGGAATAAGAACATCACCTTTGGTGGAGATGACCTCCACGCGGGTGCCTGCAAACTTCAACTTGCCGATGTAGGCATTGATAGGCACAAGTTCCTCGGCAGGGATAGCTTCAAGGTTGCCCTTTGTGCCTGTCGCTACCTTCAAGATTAGTTTGCTGTCGATATTCTGGTCATCGGTGCTCTCTACATACGACACCTGCGTGATGATACGCTTGGTCTCATCTACGGCGGCATAACCAAAGGCAAGACCATCTTCTCGAACTATCAACTCATCGCCCTGTTGGTATTGCAACAGAGCATTGGCGTAGTAGTTCGGTGTGCCGTTTATACGCCCATTGATTGCTTCGGTGATATCAACAGCAAAGACATCAAGCAGTGTTTCAAAACTGTATATCACGGCAGCAACAACCCAGAGGATGCCGTTCATCACGGACATCTTCGAATCGCTCTTAAACTCCGAGAGTTCGAGGCGTTTGTTGCGCTCCGCAACGGCTGCGTTGTATATATCTTTTATCGTTCTGCTCATACTGAATACTCCTTATCGTTAATGATAAACTTCCACTTGCCACCCTCATTCCAACTCTCCTCGTGGGTGATAACCCATATCGCCTCCATACCCGAAGTGATAATGTATTTACCTGTATCTGCATTGCGTGCAGGCTCTTGGTAGGTGCCCGTAGGTACTGCCGTGAGGGTTAGTTCGCAGTTACGGCGATTGCCGTACCTCTCAACCATGGAGATAAGCCACTCATCAAGTACGGTGGGTTTTATTCGCGCATCTGTGAGGTTTAGTTGCATCAGTTCTCGACACTCGACTAGAGGCTTTAAGTTGCCACAAGAAAGCCCCGTGAGGTTGAGCGAGTAGATACCCGTAATCATTTGCAGACTGTCGAGCGTAAGAGTTGCATCCTTAATGGTCAACTCCTCGATAGGCAGAGGTCGCAGGATAACAACCGAACTTGGTTTGAGTCCGCTCCAATCCACCTGTTTGAAGTAGGCATCGGTAAACCAGCGTATGCGGCGGCGTTTACGAACCTTGCTGTCAAAGGTGTGTTTGAGTATGCGAGGCTTGTCAGTCAAGGTTACTATTTCTGTATCGCTATTATCGCCCCAATCAATCTCCAATGTGCCTATGCCCGATACCGAGCACTGCACATTGAGAAGTTCAGTAGGTAGCGAGAAAGCCACAGCGAGGGGCTTTGTGAAGATTTTTGGATATACATGGTGCTCGCCATTAGAGGGAACGATGCCGTACCTCTCGTTGTAGGCAACAACATCAGCGTTGATAATAAAGTCATCCGAGTATATAAGCTCATCACCAACCTTGAGTGTTGTATCCAACGAAAGGTCTGTATTGCACATCATTAAATCAACGATACCCTCGATGCTACCGTAGATATGTAGTGCGATGTCGTAGAGGTTCTGACCCGCAATAACTCTATACTTACCCATTGTTGTCCTCCTTCTCCACAGTTTCTAATAGCAGTTCTCCCGTTACGGAGTCCATATATGCATTCTTGATAATCATCTTATCGGATAAGAACTCGGCCTGTAACTTGGCTGCAAGACCGTTATTCTCCAAGCTGGAGTGCAGGAAGTCGATAAGACCCACACCCGTTGTTGGATGCTGGTAGTTGTTGCCTGCCGATGCCTTCAATAGGAAGGTTTCGTTTTGTGCTTTGGCTGCACCGATATCAAAATCTGTCTCCTCGCCCGAGAAGATAGCAAGATAACCATCTCGCAAGAGAAGGTTAAAGATGCCATCTTCATTGAGCGAATAGAGTTCGGCAAGGGTGACAGCGGAGTTCCCCGAAGTCGATTCCACCATGACCGGGAACCATATTGAACCAGATACGCTGTTACGTAGGAACTCCGTGCCACCCGAACCTAAAGGCTTAACTATAACAATGGAAAGAAAGCGCCTATCTGGTGTGTAAGGCAAAACAATATGGATGCCCTTGCTGTCGCTGTAAGACTGCATAAAGCCTGCGGGTACGACAATCTCACAGTAGCGATAGTTATCGTTATCCGCACCCTCTACGCTGTCGAGCAAACGGCACTCGTAGAAGGTCTTGCCGGCAATATTACCGGAAGTCTCCACCTCGCCATACTCAGCATCCATTGTTATATCTTGTCTTGCCATATTCTTGAATTAAAATGCCCCGACCGTAAGAGTACGACCGGGGCACCCTTTGCAAAAGAGTAGCTTAAAGATGTGTTTTTGGTTTACGAATTTACTGTTTCGTCGTAAATTTTCTCTACCGTTGCCCACATATCGTCAGGCAACTCCTCGTCTGAAATCTTCTCACACGCACGGCGGAGATATTCCATCTCGTCCTTCGAGAAATCTACAATCAGCGGTGTCTCCTTCTCGACATCCCACTCAAGGCGGTTATCCTCCTGGTTCTCACGGAAGTTAATCTCTTTGCGCTCATCATCGCTAATAGCGATCTTACGAAGAATCTCCTTTTTGAGGTTGAAATCCTTGAAGTTTCCCTTCGCAGGAAGGAATGTAGGAAGGTAAAGTCTGTCTTTAATTGAAAGTTCCATATCGTTAATATTTAATGTGATTACTCAACTTCTGCTGCGATGGTCGCCACCTCCGAGAGGATAGACTCAATCTGTGTCGTTGCATCAGCAACATACTTTGCCATATCGGAGTTGAATGGCATATTGATGGTTACACTACCACGGTCGTAGTAGATGCTACCTACTGCGATGCGGTGTTCATTCGTTGATGGTTTGAAAGCAGTTGTTTGGACACGCTCTAACACGCCATCTGTAATACTGTACTCCAAATTATAGGAGCCATTCTCTGTGGTAGCCTCGGCCACCTTTGTAATGATTGTGCTTGTTACTTTCATATCTGCTGTTTCTTTAAGTATAGAGAGGTTTTAATGTTTGGGGTTATGGGAGAGGAAAAATTATTTCCAATCTCCCGTAGAAACTACTAAAAAACTGAATGAGCCATCGTTTGTACTGCTATCATCGGCTGTATACACATCGAAATAGTAACTATACAATGCCTTCAAAGTGGCATAAATCGGAGTGCTATCAACAGCTGAGAAAATACCACTTAAGAATACTTGGAAGTAGCCTGACATATTCCAACTGCTCGACATATAGATTCGATATTGTCCTTTGCCCAATCGTGATACGGTTATCGAACTGCCATCAAAGGTTTGGTACTTGACCGAATAACTGCTCGTAGATGACACGGTAACTGTTCCCTGTGCAAGGAACTTCATATTCTTGCCATACTTCTTCGAGGTCATCAGGTCAAGGCGATTCACCACAATCCAGCCAAAAAAGGTCGTATTATCTCCATATCCAAGCAGCTCAACCAACTCACGCGAGAAGGTGATAGTCGATTTAGAGATACCGTCCTCGTAGAAGTATTTTCCACTGGGAGCGGTGATACTCATTGTACCCACGGTAGTATTTGAACCCCACTTGTAGTTAACCAGACACACACGACGGCCACTATGGTCCAATGTCCACGGAAGAGGAATATCTTCATCCCACGAACCTCGAATAGCTACCACATGGTCATACTTATTGAAGTTCATCTGCGGGTCTTCGCCACCGATGTAGATACTGCTATCATTGAGAATAAATGGGTTCTTCACCGTTCCGATAACCTCAACATCTTTGAATGTTCCCTTTTGGGCTGTAATATTGCCATCCACATCCCAGGCAAAGTTCCCATTGGCGACAGAGCCTGATCCGTCTGCATTAAATTTTATCTTATTTGTTCCGAATGTTGCAGAGCCATCTGACTTCAATCCCCAGTAGTCTATGCCCGTGTTAGGATTATCGTGATAGATGTAACCCGTACTAGACATCATAATACGGTGTCCTGAACTTGGTGACGAGGCGGTAAGAGCACTTGTGCCAATGTTCCATCCGCCAATCTTTCCCGCTACAGCTGTGATGCCAGTACGGTCTAGCGTAACTTTGACATTGTTGCTTGCGTCTCGCACAGAAATACTGCCATTGTAAGTGCTCCCACCAACGACCAAAGCACTATCCACGATAACTTGATTAGCCTTGACAGTGCCCGTATATACACCGTTAGCATCTATGGTTGTGGTGTACTTCTCCGCAGAGGTCAGATCAAAGACTGTAGCGTATGCTACCTGCCATACCACAGGAGCATCAGTTGTTCCTTGTGTACCATCAAGATAGTAGTAATGTGTAGTCGAGAAGTTTGATGTACCACACACAACTTTGTAGATATATTCGCACCAATCTCCTGTACCTGCATTTGCTGTCAGCCAGCGGCTGCTACCACCCGTACCGATGCTATTAGAGCCAAACAGCAGATTATGTCCGACAGGTATTTTGGCAATGATACGGGCAATAAAGACCTTACGATTACTGCACATAGTGCCAAAATAGAAACCTCCATTATTGGGAGTCGCCGCACCGGTGGTTTGTATTTGGATAACATAACCACTATCATTAGGTGCGGTTGAGTCAGCTATTCGCGTATGAGTAACCATACCACTGCTGGAGTTATTATAGATACCCATAGAGTTGTTACCCTTTGTGAAAGTCGGATCACGATAGAGCATCTTTCCAAATGCCATTGCCGAGGCGAGTTCTTTGGCGGTAGATATACCCGTAGTCCATTGAATGGTTACTGACGCACCAAATGTCACCAAACCAGCAGCATTCCACGAGATATTACCTGATGCTATCTGACCTGAACCATCATTATTGAGTTTCCATTTTGCTCCGTTAGCGATAGAACCATCACTACCAAGAGAAACATTTCCCTTGCTGATAGTTGTAGCTGTAATTGCCCATCCGGCAACCTTATTAGATGAGCCAAACGATGCAATTGTAGAGCCTGAACTATTGACAGCAAGAAATCCGAAATCGCTATTACTATTGTAGTACAACTGTACTCGCTGACCACTAGTAGCTGAACCTGTGGTGCTGAATACAGCAATACGCTTGTTTGTAGCATCGAGCGCAATCTGAGAGTGGCTGATTTTATTTGAAGCGATAGTCCAACCGCCAATAGTTCCCTTCGTGAAAGTACACTCCAAGCCATTGATGTAGTTCGTATTGATAATATCACTCTTGATACTTGCAGCATCGAGTTTTGCAGCAGTAATACTACCCGCAGCAATGCGGTCTGCCGAAAGTGTTCCCGCCTTGATACTCGAAGCGTTAATACTAACAGCATTTACCTGCGTTGCTGTTAGCGTACCAGTATATACGCCCGTGGCCGACAGCTTGGTCAGCTTGGGATACTCATCTCCACCAAGAGCTGTGGTAATAGCGTCAATATCCTCAGTCCAGGCAACGGAAACGGAATTAGCAAAAGTTACATTGCCACTTGCATCCCACGAGATGTTTCCCGCGGCAATCTGTCCTGAACCATCATTGTTGAGTTTCCACTTTGTCCCATTTGTGATAGAACCATCACTGCCAAGCGCAACATTACCCTTGCTGATAGCCGATGATGTGATAGCCCAACCCGCAATCTTATTCGACGAGCCAAGCGATACGATGCAAGTCCCTGCAGAGTCGGTTGCCCAGAAGCCGAAGTCAGAGTTACTATTGTAGTATAGTTGTACTCGATGTCCCGAAGTAGCAGTAGCCGTTGATGCATAGACTACGATACGCTTATTTCCTGCATCAAGCGAAATCTGGGAGTTGTAGATTTTATTTGAGGTAATTGTCCAGTTGCCAATCTTACCCTTTGTGAATGTACACTCCAAACCATTGATGTAGGTCGTATTGATGATATCACTCTTAATACTTGCAGCATCAAGCTTGGCCGCAGTGATACTTCCTGCGGCAATACGGTCTGCAGAGATAGTACCTGCGGTAATCTGTGAAGCGGTAATACTGCCTGTGTAGATGCCTTCTGCGGTAATCTTTGTCAGTTTCGGGAACTCATCGCCACCCAATGCCTCGGTAATGCTATCAATAGGCTCGGTCCAGTTGAGTGACACAGCATTGGCAAAGGTTACATTACCACTTGCATCCCACGAGATGTTACCACCTGCAACAGCACCTGCACCTGTTGATTCCAAACGCCACTTATAGCCACGAATACCCGTTGAGCCAATGGTCATTGAGCCGGATGCAGCAGTGTAGGTAGTTGCCGTATTCTTCTTTGTACCTCGGTAAATGCTATCGCTGTCGATACTCCAACCACCAATTGTTCCTTTGGTTGTGGTGAGCGTCAGAGCGTTGATGTTCGATGCCGTGATAAGCGTAGATTTTAACTCATCGGTATTGATGTACGTTGCTGAGATCTTACCCGAGGTAATCTGTGATGCCGCTATATTGATAGCACTGACAGTGTCTGCTGAGAGCGTACCTGTGAAGATACCATCATTGTCGATGTAGGTTGCGCCCACCCATTGCATACTCACCGCCGAGCCAAACTCTATCTTGCCCGTGGATGCGTTATACTTGATATACTCATTGCCGTAACCTAACTGTGCATTGCCACCATTGTCCACATAGAAGGTCTTGTAACCATCTTTGAAGCCATAGATGCCATTTACGGTTTCGGTGGTAATAGTTCCAGATGAGGTTTTGGTGCTAAGTGCAAACGAGCCAATGGCTACACCCGAAATAGTGCCATCGCTATTCTTTGTTCCCGCAAAGAGTTTGGGAGTGATGACGGTATTGCTATTGATAAGCGTCTTGCCAGTATTCCACTCCTTAACCCAATCGAGAAGATTGGCATCTACACCCGCCGCACCAGTATCTCCCTTCTTGGCTTTCGACCATACGAAAGTAAGTTTGTAGGTAGTGCCAGATATAACAATAGGAATCTCTACCTTGCCGTGGTCGGCAAGCGTAGTCGTGTTGGCCGCAACTGCAAATGTTACGGTCTTATTGGTATTATTGACTGAAATGGATGAGAATCCCGTCGGCTTGGTGATTGTGCCTATGGTGAAGTTAGTGAAGGCACTATCGCCGAGGGTTACTGAGATTGTAGATGTAACGGATACTGCAGAGAGAATCTTTCCGCTCTGATCTGCGGGAAAAATGTACTCTCCGAGTGACTGGGTTATCGTGTAACCATCCTTCTGTATTGTGATTGTTGCCTGACCACGGGCAATAAGCGTTTGTGCCATACTTCCACTTTATGAAAGTATAGGGCAAAATGGGCTGTAATGGTTGCTGGCTAAAGAATTTTTACATTACCATTGCTGTATCTATTGAAGTGGTAATGCATTGGTGAAAGCTTGCTCGTCTCATCAAATGGTGCGAAATATATCTCATCAGCGATACCTGCAACATACCAATTTCTTGTTTGAGCTGAGTTCCAGCTGTGGCGATTGAAATCACGAACAGTATCAATCAGCATACGGCCCTCATCGATAGCCTCCTGATATTCGGCAGGAATACGCTTATACATCGAACGACCAAGGAAGAGTACTACTGGATGCTTATGTTCGAGGAGAACATTGAGAATCTTCTTTTCGAGTGGAGAGTGAAAGCCACTGATGACAACTGAGTCGGTATTGCAAATAGATTCTGCCCAAGCAATACATCTGCTTTCGGCCTCTGGTGTGACCGAACGAGAAGCGAAGAAGGCTACAAGATGTCGCTCCAACAAATCAGTATTTCCGAGCGAACTCATAAAAAAACGTAGGCTGCTGTTGCTCATTTTGTACTCAGGCCTTCGCTGCCATAACCCAAACAAGCAAACAGGCAACCCACGCTGAGTGAACATCTACACACACTACGCCAAACGCGCAATGGCATAAATACACCATTGTGGACATCCTGTCGCTGTTTTGCCAGGTTATTTCAAAGTTGCGAAGTTTGAGTGCCGCAAAAACAACTAAAAAATGTCTCTATAAAGACTTGCATATCCTGCAAATCACTCACAAAAATAATCCATTTTTAACAAATATTAGCATTTAAGCCAATAAATCTTTACATTACATAAAATCAGCGGCAGGCAAAATGCCCACCGCCGACGCAAGAAAGATGTGTGTATGTTGTGTTATTTCGATACTTCGCACATTAGTACGCCCTTGCCCGTAACATCGGTCTTGGCAACTGTGATGCTCTTACCCGTATAGGTCTTGACAACGGTTGTACCTGCTGAGTTCCAAAGCTTCCAAGTGTAGGTATATGCTGTGCCGTCAGCATCCAACTCCTCGCCATTGCGATAGAGAACAGCCTTTGCGTCAACATCGTTACCGTTGTTCTTGATGGTGAAACCCTTCTGGCTTACCAAATCCACGGTGATAGGATCCGACATATCGGTAAACGAGATAATGTCGCATACAACCTTGTTGGCCGAGGCATTACCCGCAGAGGTGTCTGTATCCTTGATGGCACACTTGAAGGTCTCGAAGTTGAGCACCGCATCGTTAGTGATGGTGATCTCGTTGGTTGTCCATCCTGCTGTTACACCACGCTGATTAGTTGTTGTAAGGCAAGCCCAACCTGGACCGAGCATTGCATTGTAATATGGGCACGTTACCGTTGCACCCGAAGATGCTGCTGCACTAAGTCCCGATGTCAGCGTAACAACCTTTGTCGAGGTATTGACCGAAGATATTGTATACTGGGCAGAGCCAATGCTAATCTTACCGCCAGCCTCCATATTGGCAATAGATGCTACGGTAATTGTTGTTGCGCCAGAGTTTGCAGCTGCACTCAATGTCGTGTTTGCAAATACAGCCGAGTCTTTGATACCCCAAGCATAGGTTACATTGTCGGTATCGATAGTTGCACCACGCCAAAGGTCGCAGTGTGCCTTAAGCGTTGCCACCTCGTCGTTCTTGAATACGATACCATCTGGAGCGTATGCCACGGCAGCAATCATCGCACCGGCGTTCAAGTGCTGGGTGAACTGAATCTCTGCACGGAAAGGAATCTCCAAGCCGTTAGCATCGATGTAAGTCGCCTCAAAGGTATAGCGTACCTGCGGTGCCGATACGGTCATATGGTTTGCCTTGATAGTAAGAGCATACTTTGCTGATGCTGCACCAATCGTACAACTATCCTGGCCCGAAGTGATTGCCGTACCGTTCTTATACCACTTTGCCGAGCCACTCTTTACACCTGCAGTTAGTGATGCGGCATTACCCACCGATGTAATCTGGTCGGTAGAGCCCTTGCCACTCACAAAGAGCGAAGGCGTAAGAATAAGATACGGTGATGCTGCCCACGAGGGAGCATAGGCGTTAGTATCTTTGTTGTATACCTGTGTTAAGGGCTGCGATGAGCCGATGAATGCTTGCAGGGTTACTGCATCGTTCTGGTCGATGATCGTGACCTGTCCTCTTGCTACTTTGACTGCCATAGTTCGTTATTCTAATGTTGTTGATATCTCTACTTCACAATCGAAGACCGCCTTATACCACACATCCTCTTCGGTAATCTCCAACTCCTTGCCGTAATGGTTTGCCGAGTTCCAAATCTCATCGGAGGCGGTATCCTTGCTTGTTCGTCGCCATAGGAAGTTACCCTCTGGGATAAGATGTGTTATCTCTTCGCCACCTCTGTAAACTCTCGCTACGAGCGTTGTTGAGACTATGCCATTGCGGAATGTTGTGCCATTCTTCGATTCCACATATACAGTATAGGATGGTTCGCCATCATAAAGTTTGAAGATGGTGTGAGTTGCAGTAAATTCTTCGCCATTTAGCGTTGCTGTATATCGCAGAGTCAGCACATCGCGCCCCTCCCAACCGTGATAGTTGGCGGGCAACTCGAAAAGCGAGGAGTTGTTGTTAGCATCTCTCCAAGCACCATCTGCCGCAAGGTATTCCCATCGGCGTGATTCTGGTTCGAAGTTATACTCCGTAGCGATGATGGAGATGTTTTGTGGCTCACACTCTCCCGTGAGAGCATTGGCATAATGAAATGTTGTACCACCTGTAAGCGATACCGAGCGAGGTTTTAGTTGTTCCTGCGCCTCTTCATCGAGGTCTTCCCAGCGAATAGTAACATCTCGCAGCTCAATGGTATCCTTTGACCACTTGAAACGCCCCGATGCAAAGTGTCCCGTGCCATCCTGATTGATGACAAAAGAGCCATCACGAGAGGATATCGAGCCGTCATCGTTGAACCTGAGCAGAGGATTTTGCATCGTGCCACCCACGCCACCTCGATTAAACCAGGCACCATACTCCTCCGTGTAGTTGAGTGTACCATCGGTTGCCTGATATGGGGTCGGTTGCTTGCCTGCCTCCAGTTGTGGAGCGGTTACGATAAGTGGCGCTTCTGACGATATACCAAGGCTCATATTCGGAGCATCGGATTGGCGTATCGGGAATGACACCTTATGTCTTATCCAACGCTCCGCCTGGTCTATTACAATATCACCAATCAGGTGTTCATCTTGATAGAAACGTACTGCACCGACCTCCTCAGCATAAATCCACACCGAGAAGCAGTAGTAATTACCGATACGCTCTTTTCTCCAATCTGCACTCTGGGCGTGAATGTAACTATCGGCTGTTAGGCATACACACTTACCAATACCAACAGGTGAAGATGCTGTAACCTCATTAGCCCCAGCAAAACCACACGACAGAGAGTCGAGCAATACATTCTTATGGATTTTGCCCACATAGAATGTTGCTCCGAAGCCATTCTCATCGCCTGCGGTAAGTGTTCCGGCGATATTGACATTGCGTGTGGCATAGAGATTTTGGAAGTATGCTCCATAGCCATCCAATACTCCGAACACAGGGTCTATAACGCCCGACACCTTACCAACACGAGCCTTTGTTGCATCTGTAAAGACTGAGACAGATGAGAGCCTGATGATATTAAGGTCGGCAACCTCGCACCATTCCCCGGTATTGGTAAGGTCTATCGTAAGACTGCGGCTGTATTGCTTGGGATACTCAACCGTAAGCGCCCACAGTTTGTACTCCCACTCGGTAGATAGTGAAATGGTCTCCTCAGCATCAATCTTTTCTCCATTGGTATAACCAAAGGATATTGCTGCCTCTGCATTTTGTGAGGCACGAGCCTTGAACGACACCAACAATCTCTCCGGATGAGCAACTGACTCCTCTATGGTCTGCTTTATACCGTAGGAGCCACTGCCTGTGATGCGGACAATACGATTAGCCTCGCTATCCTCACTGCGGTACTCTGTGGCGGCTTCTCCATAGACGGCATACTTCGCCTTGTCGGGAATATCGATAGTCCCACCTGCCATTGTCGGATAACACAGAGAGCGTTCTGTTGCCATACCATCAATGATATCCATATAGGGGGCATCACTATCCGATGCGGTGAGGTACATCGCTCCGCTGCGGTCTGTGTTCGTAAGGCTTGTGGTGCGTACAAAGTTGAGCAACTCGCCACTCTTGGGCTCATCGCCATCGAGCAGAGCACCGATAAAGTATGACGACTCCTTGCCATCAATGGCATCTATACCCGTCTCCAAGACAACCATCAGCGAGTAGATACTTTGGTTTCTCTCGGCATACTGACGACGCACAACATCTCCGACCTGCAGACCTTGCGTCTTCTGCGAGTCGGAGTCTATGCGAATCTTATATTTCGAGTAGTTATATACCGCCATTGTTATGCTATTTTCTCCACACTGTCGCCCGAACAACTGTCGCTAATCCAGAGCGAGCCATTTGTCGCCGAGAGTTTCTTTACCTCAAACTCGTAGGCTCTGAACTTCTTGCGGGCAACAACCTCGTCAAAGGTGGCTGTTACATTGCCTGTGGTACGGTTTGCCTGTATCGCCCAACCACTGCCGGCAAAGCCTGCCGAGAAGAACTCCGAAGAGAGTGTCCCTCCAAAGTAGCTATTGCCATAGTGTTTGATGCCATCGCTCACAGCCTGCAAGCGTAGAGCCTCTGTTAAGTATAGGACTCCATCGGTCAAACGGGTGAAAGAACCATCAATTCCTATATGCCCAACTGCCTCGATAGGAACATTTGCCACCACAAAGTCAGCATCGGTACTGACAAAGAATGTTTCGCCGCATCTGTTCTGCGGAGCATATTTGCTGGTGGAAGCACGATGACTGAATGATGTCTTGTGAGGAACGATAGTCTGCACGCCATCTTTCTCGTAGACCACATCAGAAGATAGAGAGATATGCTCCTTATCGCCTCTGATAAGTATGCCATCAGCCGATCCAAAGCGTAGGTTCTTATGGATGATGATTCCCTCATCATTGCTATCTACACGATATGATGACAGGAGGTCGGCTCCATAGTTATGCCTTACGGTGAGTGAACCGGGAAAACAAGCCTTGCCGTATGGCGAGAGCATCAGGCATTCGCCGTCGATATCCGAGATGCCAGAGAATAGACGAATCTTGGGAGTGTCATCGCTACCCAAAAGCAAATCGCCGCCTATACTGCCTAAACGGACGCTCTCACCCTCACGAGTGAGTACAGATTTGCCTGCTATGCGAATACCGAAACCATCAAGGAACGATAGGTAGCCACTGAGTGCCACATCTTCGCCCGAGAACGAGAGTAGCGTATTGCCCTTATCACCCAACTGCACGCCATACTTCGCCGACAATGCACTATTGAGTGAGGTTGTTCCTTGAACGGTTAGGTCTTTTTGGACTATGCCGTTTTGCATTGTCCAATCAACACTCGTAAGGTTGGCATTGCCCTTATGATAGACATCTTTGCCACCGACCTGCAACGATGTAGGCGAAATGAAGATTCCGCTCTCCTTATCGCCAATGGTCCATTCACCTGTGGAGTGAACAGAGCCACTGAGGAAGTCGATGTTCGATGCATCTATCGTTACAGTAGCCTTGTAGGGGTCGTAGCGTAATAGATTCCTACCGCCAAGATAGAGGGCATCACCACCGAGTTTGAGGTTGCCTGTAATCTTTACGCCATACTCAATGGCCGAGACAACACCATCAGCATCGGTAATCTCCTCCGAGTAGGTTTCAAGGATACGGGTATTGGCTACACCCGCCTCAAAACCATAGTTGGCACGGAAGATACCCGTCATATCTCCGCCCGTCTTCTTGAGGTAGTCTATAAGCAGACCACCGCCGGACTCACCTCCTTCGCCCGTAACTGCACCGGAAATGGCAGAGGCAAATCCGTAGGCGGTGTTTTTGAGTCGTACACTTGTCTCATCGCCCTCTTCAACACCATAGGGATGCTCGGCATCCTTCTTCTGCTGGGCATTGAAGAAGTTATGGTACAACTGCGAGTAGATCGAGTAACAAAGACTCGACCTATCAAGCTGCTCTATATCGGGATGTAGTTGTACGCTCATTACTTTGTGTAGCTGGTTTTAGAGAGAAATTTCTGAATCTTCGATGAGAGTGAGATAAAGTTCGGGAAGTTTACGGGAGTCATCGTACCCATCAGCGTTGGCGTCATTATCTTACTGCACTCTGTCATAAAATCAAGCATCAGCTGTGCCAATTCATTACCCAAAACAAGCGGTTCGGTGGCGTTCTCATCTCCGAGTGTTACCTTATTGTCCGCCAATGCAATGGTGGTAGAATTGACCTTCTGAACAACTTTATCTGCTGTCTGCTTAACCTCTGATTTATCGACGGTTTGAGTAATTGTCTCCGCATCCATCACAACCGTAGCCTCTTTGTCCTTGTCGTTCTTGACAGTGGTGGTTACAGTGGTTGCTGTGTACTTTGTCGATGTCTCATTCCCTGTCGGCTCCAACTCATCATAGTCAGGCGAAGAGTCGCTATCGGGGTCCAACTCCTCGGTCTCGGTAACACCAATAGTTGTCTCCGTATGGGCTGTGAGGTTAATGATATTGACATGCGAGAAGTTTACGATGTAGGCATACTTTGTTGCCGCATCCATAAAGATGGTAACATCGGAAAAGAGTGTCGGCACAATCAGAAAACCGCCCTCATTGTTGGTGGCAGCAGAGAGCAAAACACCCTTATGGATTATAGGATCTGTCGAGGCTGTTTCATCGGGATATTCGCCCACATCGACAGTGCCACCATACTCCTTAAACTCCGCGTCCGCAGGGTCATCGTGTACCTTTGCAACATAGCCGTGAATCATACGGGCAGTACCCACGCCCGACATACCGCCTGGCGCCATATTGACACGCTCCATACTGCGACCCAACGCAATCTTGCGTATCGCCTCACGAATGACTATCTGATGTGACTTATCTGCGGACATAGTTTTATTAAAGAATAGGTTCTTTTTCTACTTCTTGATTTTATACGGTATCGAAAGTTGCTGCCGATACCCACCAACACCAAAGTTTGTTGTTACCTCCTCAACAAGATAGACTCCATTCTTTGAGGGGTTGCGGTGGTCGATTAGCTCAACTTGTACCGCAGGTGGAAGCCCGAAATCGCCAAAGATTGTGAGACTTCCCGTGATTCCATTCAGGTTGTAGTTACGGAAGTACTCCGTTGTCTCCTCGACAAGTTCATCCGAGGAGATGCCGATATGTGGCGACATATACGGAACAACGGTATATGTCGAGAGATCCACCTTGTTTTTGGTCTCAGCTCCTGATGCCGTTGTATTGCCCGTAACCTTATGCGATTTCTTCGATATCTGGGTAGCATTTACCGTCTGATATTGCTTGCTTCCGGGTGTTGCGGGGTCGTATTCGGGATTTAGGCGGATTGTTACCTCAAAGAACTTCTCATCCGTGCCCATAGCCTTGCCTGTAACGGCCAAAAACTTCGGGTCGGTCTTCACAACTTTGAGTGATGACTGCGCCACATGCTCATTAAAGTATATCTTGAATGGCCCTGTCGATTCATCCTCAGGGAACACGGGCTGTGCCTTGCTCGATGAGTATGGTCTGCCGACTGCAATCGAGGGCATAGCACTTTCGTTGTTGGCATCATATTTCAGGAAGCAATAGACCTTGTATTTCGACCACTCGGAGAGTATGTCGGCCACGGTGAAGTTATCTGTAACCTTGATTTTACCGATGTGAATATCAAACTTCTTGGTATCTGAGTGTATCTTGAAGCCTGTATCTTTGAGGATATTGTACTCGCCCTCCAAGACATCATTCACGGTTGTTCCGCTAGCTGGAGTCTCGAAGTGCGGTGCCTTCTTGAGTTTGAGCTTATAAGCCATATTCTCGCATTCTATTTCAAGATTGCTCTCCGAGTTGTAGCCCGTAATGTAGCCATCAAACATATTCTTCAAGACACCGTTGTAACCCAGTTTTATATTCACACGCTGACCGACCTTGAAGGTAGTGGTATCGACAAGTCGCTGCGTTGTCTGCTTCTCGATGATAACACCATCCTCCATAATCTCAGTGGTAAATATCGAGGCATCCTTACCTTCGGTTGTTACCGTACCGATGATTGTTGAGCGACATACAGAACCTTTCGGAAGGGTTATCTTCGCCGTCCCGATAAGCTTCTTGTATGTCTCGTTTATCTCGATACTCTGCACCTCGGTAATCTCTATGGCATCCTTAATCTCCATAGGATTTGAGGGGTTGGCATCGCCAATGGTAATCTTACAACAAAGTACATCCATCATAACCACGCAAACTTTAAGAGCGATGTAGGGTCTATAACCTCCGCACCGAATTTCACCCACTTAATCCACTTGTTGGTATGCTTGATGGCTGTATCGACAACCTCCGCTTCGGCAATCTTGAGTTCTACCGCCTCCGAAGGCTCTACCGCTACGCAGTTTAGCGTATAGGGCTGTACATTTCTGCAATCTGTATGTGGAAATGAATAACCCTGAATAATCAGTCGAGAGATGTTGAACTGACGGAGCACGGTATTATCGCACTCCACGACACCTTTGTACTGCACCAACTTGATAAACTTCGATATTTCCGCCTCGGGATAGACATCGGGATACTTCGATGTAATCTTTCCGTTGATGGTAATCTCCATATCGCCACCCGAGATAAATTCCTTGCGGGTGTAGTCACGACCCTGCACCTGTGTGAGCAAAATATTGTTCTTGCTCGACACGCTGACATGAGGGCCAAGATCTACAAAGGTTACAATGCCATACTTGGTGTTTGGCTCAACCTTGCACTCCTTGTTATCGTAGTACTTTCCCTCCTTGGATATGGAGAGTTCGAGGTAGTCTTGTACCGTTCTACCGACAATAGTATCGGTGTAGTTCTTCTTCTGCGCTACCGCCTGCTGCTCGCTGATAAGCTTGTAGTATTGGCCGGTCTTGTTGGCAAGGCTCGACTGCGACTGAGTTTCGAGATATTTATCACGTATACGCTGCTCCCAGTATTGCAGGTAACGAGGATATGAACGCAACAGTCCATATGCCGTCTGTGATACAATCTGTATGGCGGCACGCTTCAGTAGGTCGTGGTGTTTGGAAAAGTAATGTACCTGACCTTCCGAGAGCTCCGCCAGTCCCATGCCGATAGCCTGGCGGGTGGCATTGCTGATATATCCCATCCAGTTACCACCGCCAAGAATACCTCCACTGAGAAGTGTTGATGCTGCTATTTGTAGTAGTCGTGCCATACTGTTTATGCATTCCACGAGGCATCAAAGTCGTGAACCACATCAATGAGTGCCTGCGCTAATTGTTGTTTTAAGTTCTGTACCTCCTCGGTCTGTCCCTCCTTGCTCTTCATAAGGTCAATGGTAGAGACGCTGAGAAGGCTTTCTATATTAACTATCACCTGTTTTGGTGCGGCTGAAGATAACCTGCCCGTTCCTGAGTAGTTGCCACCGGCACCTCCATCATCCGGACCCTCATCATATAGATGCTGGTTGGTGATAGGATTGCTATCAAATGGTCGCATATCATTCGACTCAGGCTCGTTGCTGTACATATCCGGAGTGAAGCCTGCCACTCGCAAGATATTCTCAGCTGCCTCTGCCGAACCACCGAAGGTCTGTCGAAGTGCAGCGAAGAACTTTACAAGAGAGGTGTGAGCCAACTTACGATTGGCAAGATTCTCGACACGCTCCTCATCCGTAGCATTCTTACCCAATACCTGCTGTACCCAACGACCATTCTCATCCATTGAGAAGCCCCAAGCTGCAAGCTGGTCGAAATCGTAACCACCGCTACGCATCAACTCTTGTGCTTTGACGGCACTCGAGATAGCATTACGGTAAGTTGTGGCTGCACGCACAATCTCAGGAACGGTGTTCTCGTTCATGTACTTGGCGTAGTCGTAGGTCTGTGCTGCTACCGCCTCATTTTTCTCGCCTATATTAGGAATGTATACCGCCTTGCCATTGACCATACTGAATAGTGAACGGTCAAGGTCTGCATCCGAATAGCCGAATCGTTGCTGTATGGTGCGGATAAAGGCATCCATCTCTAAGACCGTTCCCAACTGACCGAACTCGACATATGCAGCATCAATCTTTGATTGGCTATCTCTCTTGGCAAGGGTGATAAGAGCATTACGAATATCATCCTGACGAGCATCGTTTGTAGAATAACCCGGATCGTGATAATATCCGCTCTTTGCCGCTCTTGACATTGCAGCACCTTCTGCCAGTGTCGATATCCACCAGTTTCGAGTAAAAGCTCCAATCTTCTGTCCCGAAGCCTCCTCTATAGACTTACCGGATACAACCTCTTCAACGGCTCGTTTGGTCTTGATTGCCATATTGTAGGTCTCACTGAGTGAAGAGTGGAGAGCCTCGATAGATGGATAGCGGTACTTCTTGTTAGCCTCTATCTCCTCCAAGACTGCATCCTTAGCCTCCTTAACCTTCCAAGTCTTGTAGGCAAGCCAGCCCATAGCGCCGACAACTGCAGCAATACCCGCTGTGGCGGCTACTGCTCCCGTACCGATAGCACTAAGCGATGCCGCAGCACCAGTAATGCCGTTACCCGTAGCGACCTGAGTGGCAAAGAGTGATTGCAGAGCGCTCTTCGTTCCCCATACGCCGCCGCCTGCCATCAGTGCCTTGGTCATTGCACCACGACCAGCAACACCAGCTGCCTGCATCTGGGTTACGATGGCTCGCTTCTGCGTGAAGGATAGTTTACCACCTCTGCCAAGACCGAGAATGCCTGTGATAGCATCTGCTCCCGCCATAGCTGCCGACTGCTTACCAATAAAGCCAAGAGCAACACCAACATTGGTCAGAGCACCTGCAACCTTAAAGAGTTTTGTTGCGACAAAGCCCGTGAATACAAGTGGTTCTATCCAATGGAAGTTACGGGCCACCCACGCGCCGATATTGCCGATAACGGTCATAATATCCAGCAGAGCATTACCAATAGAGACAAGTCCCTTGGTAAAGTCTGGTGACTTGAACTTATCGAGAAATGAGCGGAGCACTTGTCGAATAGTTGGCTCCAGCACCTCATACGCCTGCATAAAACTCTCGGTAAGCTGTGATGTTACCTGTGCCCAGAGTCCCTTGGTTGTGTTCTGCTTGACAAGGGCCAACTCTGCCGATATACCCTGTGAGCCTCGGTTATGGGCTGTAAGGTTACGCAACTGGTCGTAGTTGTTCACGAGCATCATCGCCGCATTACCACCAATCTTACCGAAGATAGCCTGCATATCTGCCATTGACGCTCCCTTCTTATTCAGATCCTCGAAGATGTCGGCCAATGGTCGTAGCTTCTCGACCATCACACCCTCGATATTACGCATCTCGGTAAACTTCACACCCAAGCGGTCAAGCACCCTCTGCGACTCCTTTGTTGGCTTGGCAAAGCGTGTAGCCATAGCACGGAGCGAAGTACCGGCAAGCGTTCCTTTCAGACCCATGTTACCGAGTAAACCAATGGCTGCGGTACTCTCCGTGAAGTCCACGCCGGCAGTACGCAAGTAACCTGCTGCCATTTTATAGGATTCCGCAACCTCTACGATATTTACATTTGAGCGTGAGATTGTTGAGGCGATAATATCCGCCACGCTATCCATACTATTGTTGTTGATATCGTAGCCCGCCATAATATTGGTAGCAAGGTCGGCGATATAGCTGACATCGTTGTCGCCAATAAGGGCAAGGTTGGTAATAGGTCGGATAGACTTATTGATAGTATCGATATTCATACCCGCCATAGAGAGGTACTTCACTGCACCTGCAATCTCCACAGCGGTAAACTTCGTGTCGATACCAATCTTTCGCACATGGCGAGCCATATTGTCGAAGCGAGTCTCGAAGGTGCTCAAGTCAGTGTCCGCCACACGCAAAATAGAGTGTGCCGACTGCATAATGTTTGAGTACTCGATAGCCTTTGTCAGCTCATTACGCACCAAACTATAACCCATATAGGCGTTAATCATCGATGCGAACGGGAGGTTGCGCAACGATGGTGCCTGGGAATACTGAATACGGTTGATAGCCGCACGACGCTTACTGCGGTAGAGAGTACCTGCGGCGGTATTCTGCCGTTGCATAGCACGCACCGACTGCATTGCATTTCGCTGCTGTTGCTGGCGTGCTGCCTTATCGGCTCTACGGCGTTCTTGTTCTGCTTGTCTGCGCTGACGCTCGGCCTCGCGCTGTGCTCGGCGACGCTCTTGTTCACGGGCTCTTGCCTCAGCCTGACGCTGTCTTTGTGCCGCTGTACTCTCTGCTACCTGTGCCTTACGGCGTTGCTCGGCATTGAACTTCTCATCGTCGTGAGCCATACGCTGGCGATGCAACTGCTGAGAGGTGTAGAGACGCTGCATAAGCCTCTGCTGCTCTTTTTCGGGCATAGCAAAGGCTGTCGGAGCATAAGGCACAGGAGCCTGCATACCTGGAGAGTACGCAAATGGCATAATGGCAGAAGCACCAGATGCTGCTGCACCTGACACACCTGCAGGTAGTCCGCCAGAGATATTCAGCGTGATAGTCGAAGAACTCTTTATTCGATTAAGAATAGAGAGTATGCTACGCAATCTCTGCTCGGCGACATCAGTCTTGATTGTCAGCTCTCGGCCACGCTCCATATGTGAGAGTGCCGAGTTAATCTTACCCATAGCCTTGGTTATACGCTTCTGGGCATCGGCCATCGTGGTTACCGAAGATGATGCACTGCGCTCAACCTCTGCCTTACGAGCCTCGGCAGCCTTCTTCTCATAGAGGCTCTTGGCATTTGCCTTGATTCTCTTGGTGTCGAGTGCAGGCGCTGCGATGGTGAGGTTTATACCTTTGGCAAGAGTAGAAATCTCGGTGAGCAGTGTCTTGACGCGCTCCAACTTCGCCTCACTGTTCTTGGTGTCGATGGTGAGACGGTAATCAAAACTACGCTTCTTGCCATTCTTGGTACGGAACACACGGTCAATCTCCTCCATCATATTCTTGATGTTGTTGACCGCAGGAGTCAACGATGCCTTTGCCTGCACAAGTTTGCCGACGGCCTCACCGAAGGCCATCACCTGCTTCGTACCTTGTGAGGCATCGACATTGATGGAGTAATTGACTTGATAATTCTGTTCCTGTGCCATTCGAGATGGGTTTTATCTTATAATAAGAGTAGTGTTTTTGGGGCGTGAGAGATTAAAAATAACCGCCGTAAGTCTTACGGCTTACAGCGGTTTGTCAGGGAGTCTTTTCGGGTAGTGAGACCGGTATCGGCATACGACTGATGAGCATCTGTTCGTGCAACCACAGAGCATCCTCAGAGAGAATAGCAAAATCCTCATCAGAGATTGTCTCAAGGTCTACTCCGGGGAAGTAGTGGCGCACATAGATCACTCGCTGGCGAATGCGCTGCTCATCGGTAATGCGCCACCGGTCTATAAGTTTACCAGCGTACTCTGACGAGTAGTGATAAGCTCCGAGAGCTGACCCATAAGACCGAAGAGGAACATCGAGTCGTTATCTACGAGTTCACGGTCACCATCGATGAAGCAATCCTTGGCAAGCGTGCGCATTGCCATAACCTCATCCTTCTTCGAGGCTGCCATAAACTTCGAGAACTGCGGGAAGGTAGGCTCCGACATGTAGGCCACATAGACCTCCTTCTCGTCACCAGCCTCGCCAAAGACCACCATAGGGTAAATCTTGCGCAGTTTCTTCTCCTCCTTAATCTTCTGAGCCTTATCCTTAATCTCAGACTCCTGTTTCATTGTGAGCATTTTCTCTTCCATAAAGAAATCGTATTACGTGAATTATACTATGTAAGTTGTATCCACTTAAAGTGTAGTGGCTAGCTGGGAGTAAAGGTTTACAACTTGATAAATTTTCCTTCGATTCCGCATATTTTTAGTATTTCAGTGTTTGCGGCGTCAAACGAAATCAGGCACGATGGCGCACCCGCTGTGCCACCTTGCTCTCCCGATACATGGTAGAAACTCAACCGTCCTTTGATAAAGAGTATCGAGTCTGCATTGGGAAATATCAAGTCGTGAAACAACCTTGTGTCTGTTCGGGCAAATGTCAGCGCAATGGCGTTCTTATGCTCTGCACATCGTTTGATGAACTGCGTAATGAGTGCTGTATCATACGGCGGATTGCAGAACACACGCCCAAACCACGGTTGCCTCAAACCATCGTCCTCGATTGTATAATGATGCTCGGCAGTGTCCCACGGACGGTTAATGGGAGCACACGGGTCTAAATCAAATGGCCCCAACCGCCTCAAGATATGTGGCGGTGTGAGCCATTCATTTTTACCTGTTGAGGACTTGCCTTCAAAGGTTACATCCATACAACCTAAATTGTATCACCAGAGCCAATTTGGATGTCGAACGGATTGAGGTCAAACTCGTGGGTGATGTTCGTATCATCCTGCTGCGACTCCAAGCAGTCCTCCGTAAAGATACAGCCCTTGAGAGTTACGGTAGTTGTTGTCCAGTCGTCCGATGCCATAGGGTTGGCAAACGAGACGATAAGGTCGAACTCACCAATCTCCAACAACGATCCATAGACCGAACGCAGGAGCTGCTGCGTAGCGTAGTCCATAGTGATGGATGCCGAGTATGTGATGTTTCCGAAGCCTCGGGAGACGGGCTTGCCGCCCATTCCGTAGTTGGATTCCACCTTGCGTTTCTTCGACCACTTGATGGCAGATACGCCTTCGAGTGTCGTAGAACCCTCGTCGATACCGAGTGCGGTAGACGAGAGTGTGATCATAGACCACGAATATGCTACATTATTGATTACTGCCATATCTGTTAACTGTTAGCGGTTAGTGACAATCCCTCCTCGACATAGATCTTGACGGCCACGCCGACAGGGACAATTACATAGGAAATCTTGAGCGTGTCGTTCACCAGCACATTCTGATTCGGGTCGATGGTTACAGCGAAGCCGGAAATCTCCTGCGCTGCCTGCATCTTCGCCAGAATGTCGCTGATAAGCGTCTTGAACGCCGTAATCTTCGATGGAGCGAGGAAGCCTGTAGAAGGATTCACCAACAGAGGCGAGTTCACATACGGCAGCAATGCTGCTCGCACGGCACGACGGCTCTTGTTGATAGTACGGTTACGGGCAATCGTGCGGTAATCACCGATAGAGCAGGTCTGGTCTTTCGAGATGTAGATACCATTCTCACGACCGGCATACTTAATCGGGAAGATGTAGCCCTTATCGTCGAGTTCATCGAGCAACGAAGGCGATAATGACTCGTAGCGATTAAGGCTGAGGAAGTTCTCTTCCGCCTCATCAAGGTTAATATCGCCGAAGCCCAACTCGATCTCCTGGAAGTCATCGGTAAAGAGGTTGAACTGCTTTACCCACGCAATAGACTCATGTACATTTGCCTTTGCGATAGCACCCATAACAGCACCAAGGAAGCCCACAGGCGTATGGTTCGGGTTAACCATCTGCATTGTCGAAATCTTCTCGTGGCGAGACTGTCCGAAGATGCAGCTGATACGGCTTGACTCGCAGATACACGAAGGAATCTTGTTTAAGTCAATCTGACGGCCATCAGTGGTGTCAGCACCCGTATTGGAAGGGTTAGCCGAGAGGACCAACGACAAAGGCTGGTTCTGCTCTGCAAGACCTACAGCCACATCGTTGAGACCCTTGACAAGGTTAAGGCTGTACTTGTCGGCACCGCCATTTGCCTTCCACAAAGGCTGCTCGGTCCAGATACCAATCTGATTGATGAGGCCACCTGCGGCACGCTGCATAATCTCCAAAGCATCCCAGTTAGCCGAACAGTCGGCAAACATCACATAGAGTTTGCCTGCGCTATTCACGCTACCGGCCATACGGAAGAACTCACGAATGTGGTAAGCAGGAATACCATACATAAAGTTTACATTCGCCTCCTCGTCATCTGTCGCTTCCACACGCTCAATAATACCGAAGTCGTTTACAGCAGACTTGAACGAGGTGATATAGCAGACATCGCCCAGTTTGAGCTTTGTCTCATTTGTCTTACCATAGCCCTCGGTAAAGAGCGTAGGCTGCATAGAGACATCAAACAGCAGACCCGTAATCTTCTCGGTGGAAGAACCGCTGTCATACGGAATGTTGCCGTCTACATCTTTAATGAATACATTACCAAGTGCCATAGGTTATCTCTTTTTTAGTTCGTCGAAATAGGGATTCTTGTAGAGTACCGCCTTGCCACGAATAGCGACTGGCGTATTAGGGGTATAAGTTCCGCCGTGAGTGTCGATGTAGAGAGACTCATAGGTTGGGAACTTTTTCAGGATAGCGAGAATGTGAGGGTCTGCCTCTCTCTTCTCCTCGTTAGTTGGTAGTTTATCCTCCGTTTTAGGAGTCTCCTCTGTGGGAGTCTCGGTAGTTGCAGTCTGCACCTCTTCGGTAGTCTGAATTACCTGCTCATCCGTTTTAGGAGTCTCCTCCGTGATAGTTTTCTTTGCCATAGTCTTTGAAAAATTTGGGGAGCGGGGCCATACCTCGCTCCCCGGGTGAGACATAAAAATCAGATGAAAGGTGTGTTATGCTGTTTTGGTGTAAGCCGTGTGTACGACAATCTCGGCAGGACGAACGATGTTCACATCCATCTTCATTCGCATCTGGAAGAAGAAGAGCTCCGAGTTAGCCTGCAAGCGGTCTACCTTCAATACCTCGGTGTCGTTTGCGTAGTCTACGCCCATCCAGAGGTTCGACTCCATACCTGTCGAGAACTCGCCGAGCACGATGGTGTGGTCAGGAATACCCACGATAGGCACGATCTTCTTACCCTTGAAGCGGTAGCGGTTCACCTCGGTGTTCTCCGAGTACTTAACCTGCTTGTCAGAGATATACTGGTCGTATGCATCCCACGCATCCCAGCCGATGACGAAGACCAAAGACTTCTTCTTACGGATCTGCTTAGGACACTTCTTCCACATAGCGTAGAGAGCGGCCTCGACAGCAGCACCATCGGTGAGCTCGGTGTTACCCGACACGATACACTGACCGCCAGCGATGGTTGCAGCATCCGTAGCATTCACATTGTCGATGATACGCTTCATAACGCCATCGAAATACTTCTCCTTGTTCGCACCAATCTTGATGCAGCCTGCAGGAGCAGTGATGCCGGCAGCAGCCTCGCCACCCTTAGCGGCAGTCCAGATTGCGTTGCCGATGTACTCGTTCTTCTTGTCCATCAACAGACGGAGCATTGTTGCCTGAATCTTAGGATCGAGCTCGCGGAAGACGAGGTTGCCCTCGGGCTGTGCGAACTTCCAATACTTCTCGTAGTCGCGTGGATTGAACTCCAGATAGACCATAAAGTCCGAAGGCTCCAAGTGACGCTCGGTGAACTGGTATTCATTCTCTCCGTTTTCGCCCTTGGCACCGTGAGTGGAGGTCGGTGTAGGCACGTTATCCTGAATAATGTCGCCCAACTTGATGGCAGGCAGCGTGTATTTGTGCTGGATGCCACTCTTGATGTGGATAAGACCCTCGCGGAAGGTGTCGTTACCCTGTGCGGTATAGGTCAAGAGGTCCTCCAAGACCTCGCCATTATAACCGTTCTGCAAAAAGTTTACTGTATCAGCCATTTGTTTCGATTGAGTTTACTTGTTTACTGTTGAATCTCAGCCGACTGGCGGATACTGCTTTCCGCGCGAGACACTCCCTGTCTCCGGCAAATCAATTAATGAATGGTGTTGTTTACTTCAGCTTACCAAACTTGAAGTCTGCGCCGACAACCTCGTTAACCTTCTCGGCCATCATCTCCTCTGCGGTCTTGGCAGCGGTGGCAGCAGCCTGAACATTCTCCGGGTCCTTGGCAATCTCCTCGGAGATCTTCTCGCGTGCAGGGATAGATGCGAGCGTGCTCTCTGCAAGCGAGAGGTTCGCCTCGGCCATCTTGACCCACTCGGCCTTAGCCTCACGGTCAATCTTACCTGCGTTGATTGCATCCTCGACAAGCGTCTCGATGCGGGCTGCCATCTCCTCCTTCTCCTTCTTTTCGTAGGTCGAGAGTTTCGATGTTGCCTCCGAGAGCTCCTTCTGCAAGTTCTGGATGGTCGCCTCCTTACCTGCAATAATGGTCTGGGCATCGCTGAGCGACTTTTCAGACTCCTTGTACTTGGACTCAATGGTCGCCAACTCCGAGATGCGAGCCATTACATCCTTGACATCACTGTCCTTCATACCGAGTGAGGCTGCGATCGCCCCGAACTCGAATCCTTGTGTTTTGTTTTCGTTAGCCATATCATTTACTGTTTGCTTAAGAGTAGGAATGTTGTTTTCAAAAAGTTTATTCTCGGCACTAACTCGGCTCATTAGCTCCTGAATTGCCGTGGTATCGGTCATCGAGGCAACCTCACTATGTACCTTCTCGCATAACTGCTTTGAGGTGTGGATAATGTTCTCGGCAGGGATAATACCTGCCTTCACAGCCGCCTGAGCATCGAAATAAGTGCCGTCTTTGCCTGCCTCGCCATCCATAATCGCTCGTACATGCTCGGCTTTAAGCCCGAAGCGTTTGCGGTAGATGGTCTCAATCTGCTTGGTGAATGCCTTAACCATCTCCTTAGTATCTACATCCATATCCTCACTCGAAGGCATCATCGGGTTATGAATCATCAAGATTGCATAATCACGCATAAGAGAGCGTTTGCCTGCTGCCCAGATAATAGATGCCATAGATGCTGCCACGCCCTCGATAACACATTCGGTATTTACCTTTGAGTTAGCGATAGTTGAGTATGTAGACATACCATAGAGCACACTGCCACCTTCAGAATTAATAAGTACGCGTATGCACGAGGGACGAATGACATTCTCAAGGAAGTCAAACTCATCGTTAAAGCGCGATGTATTCTCCTCGGTAACGCTACCGAAGAATCGAATCGTAGCGGGAGCATCTGCCTTAACCTCGCCAACTACATATTGAAGTGTATTGATATCCATTGGACTCTCTTTTGGATAAGAGTAGTGGTGTTGAAGTAAAAAGGTTTATTCATCGTCAGGAATTTTATCCTCAACCTCAACAGACGGCTCAAAGCCCGTTGACTCATCGTAAGATGGTGAGCTATGCTTACCGTGGTTATCGGTGTCGTGCTGCGGAGCATCGCTATGCTGCGTAAATGGCGGCATAACAAGATAGCGTTTCACCCAATCGCGGTACTTCCAAGCAGAGTACTCACGGAACCATACTTCGTAATCTATCCAGTACGCCTGAAGCATATTGGTCGTAAGAGGCATATCAAAATATGTGAGGTTACAACGCTCGTTGAGTGCCGGTTCTCGGTTCTTTGCATCTTGTATTGCCACATTGAGTCGCTGAAAGACAATGAAGGGGTCACACTCTCGCTCCGAATCCGAGTTGTTCAGCGTGTTGAGAATAAAACGCACTCGCATTGTTGCCCGTCCCTCACCAATACGCTGTTGTGCCACGAGGTAGCGTACATTGACAAAGTGTATGAAGACCGCAGGGAAGGCAATCTCATACTCCAAGTTCTCGCTACGAATAAGGCGTGCAAACTGACCATTGTCAATAGCAATAGTCTTAAACAGCGGTGGCGATGTAGGGTCATCGGGGTCTTCACGCACGGTGAGGATAGCACGACGCACAGCATCGTACATATTCACAAAAGGGTTTTCGGACACCTTCTCGGGAACACTCTCTACGGAAGGTGTCGACCCCTCTGTCTGCGGTTTACTATGCTTATCTTTTATCATTTCGGAAATCCTTCAAAAATCATATCTACAAGACCGTTGATGTGGTCTTCAATGTTGGGCGAGAAGCCTATGAACTGACGATGTACAGGACGGCGTGAAGAGTGTTGGTTTACTGTGTAAAGGCCAAACTTCGGGTCTGTGTTATGCACTGCAGCGTAGTTCTTATACTTGCCTCGCTTCTTACCTCGTTTGCCACGGATGTAGGAACTCACCTCCGTAGTCCAGATATCGTAGTGAGTGGTACGGCGGAAGCCTCCCTTGCCGTGAAGTTTACCAAACTCCAATGAGCGACCACGCTCTCCCTTGATGCTTCTTGACAGCGTGCCGGTATCGACCATCGTGGGATGCGTAAACTTCTTTCCCCACTTCGAAGTGCGGGCGGGCCATTTACTACCATTGAAACCACCACGCTCAAAAGAGGATTGAAACTGCTGTTTGGCATATTCCCCCGCCGCTGTTACAAAGTCCTGGGCATTGTAGAAGAGTTTGCTACCCAACATTCGATAGTTCCCGTTTCGCCACTGTGCACAGAACTGGTCAATCGTTATCTTGCTCATAGAACTTAGATTTCAGGCGTTTGACAATCTTCTGTACAAACTCAGGCCGTGGCTTGTCAAAGTAGCGATGTGCATCGGTAAAGATTCTGCCACCCGTTGCAAGGCTCTCGCGGAATACAGGATCAACCATCGAACGACACTTGTCTATACTCAATGAGGCTCGCACTCCCGCAAAGCCATTTGCAATAAGATAGCACCTGCATCCCCATTCGATGGGCGGTATCAACTCTGCCGGGAACTCCGACTTCCGGTACGACACACCTTCAAGTGAAAGGTGCCACGGGCGCACGCGCTCGTCCCCCTGCGTCATATATGTAATAACCGACTCGGCATTTACAGTCATCCACCACGCAGCCATCTTCGCAGCAAAGAGCACTTGCTCATTCTCCGCCTCTGCATAATTGAGGTTATAGTGCTCACAAATTGTTTCGTAGTCGAGCAAGCACTCCTCATCAACCTCTTCGGGCAGTTCGCTTATCATCGTCATCTCCTCGGCAGCTGCAAAGTCAATGAGGTTATCGATGGCGGCCACGAGTATTTCGTGTTGCTGTCTCTCACTCTCTGTTGTGAAGTTGTTGTGATTACGCAGTATGCTTAATGCCTCATCAAAGTCCAACGCCAAACCTCTCAAAGCACGGTCAATAAGGAATGAGCATCGATGAGTTATGATATCCTCGATGATGTCCTCACGCTCAGCACTGTTCTCCCAGTGATGGATAAGCCTACGAAAAGCATCACGGATAACCTCATACTCCCGTTGCGCTTCACTCTCTTGCCCTTTTGCCTCTACATTAGGGAGCGGAAGTTGGGCTACGACTTCGCTCCCAGAAGAAAATTTGCTATTTGTGAGCCTCGTTGCCTACCGTAGCGGCGGTAATACTCCTCATCAGTCATCACACCTCGGTCATTGTGGCTACTGCCTGGCATAGTGCTTCCCACAGCACCTATCTGCACATTGAGTTGCTTACCCACATTGATGCCGAACTCCTTCTCAATCTCATCGGCAGACACTTCATACTTATCCGTGATGAGCGCGTAAAGTTTGATTCTGTCTTCATTGTTCATCTCGATACGGTTCGAGTATTTGAACTCCAACCCTGCAGGGATATAGCCCATAGCCACAAGGCGAGGCATAATCTCCTCATTCATTACGTTCTCAATGTAACGGCGATAGACCTCGATACGCTCACGGAAGATATCCTGATGTGCCTTCGTTGAACCCACATAGGACTGCATACCACCTGCCATTGACTCTGAACCCAGCACGAGGTTTGCAACCTCGCTGTTTACAAACTCAATAAGGCCCGTGTAGATCTTCTCTGAGTTCGACATCGTGAAAGTCTTGATATCAACCTCATCTTCGATGCCCGTAACCACAACTTTGTTTTGGGCTGCATTAGCAATCTCATTAGCCAATCGCTTTCGGTCGGCATTGCTCTCCGATACGGTCTTGCCGTGAATAATGGGCTGACCATAGGTGTGAGAGAAGTTTACATAGTTGGCTACGGTAAACTTCTTGGCAAGGATAAGTGGCGTAGTGGCTGAGAAGAGGCCCAAGTCGCCTGACGATATAAGCACATAGTTTCGCTGGTAGGCAGGATTACGCAAATCCCAATGCGGCTCCCAGATACCTTGACGCTTGAGTACCGCCTTCTGGTCAGGGAGCACATTACGACGCTCGATGCTGTTTACCTCTGCAAGTTTCCCGGTCTTCGGGTCGATAGTGGGCATAATTTCCAACAATGTGTAGCCATATAGTTTCGACTCCACAATGCCCTTGATTATCTTGTCGAACTGTGAGCCCTGAATCTTCTGGGTATTCTGTACATCCTTGATGTACTTTCCTTTCTCGTTGATGCGAGCGAGCATATACCTATCGCCGAGAATCTGGCTCTCCAAAGTCTCGATTACGGAGCGGATATGAGCGTCCTGCTGGAGGCAAGCATCGTAGAGATCGATGAGTTTGGAGCGATCATCGAGAATGTAGCCGGATTCTATATCTCCACGAACCGAACGATAACGATTGTTTCGCTCGATTTCTCGCACATATTCCTGTATGGTTTTCTTCGATGTTCGGAAGATGCTAGATAGCAATTCTCCGTTAAAAGTGCTGTCCGAAGTTGTCATTTTCACTCTTTTTTGAAAGAGTAGAGAAAATTTTTTGAGAAAGTTTTAGGTGTTAAATTGTGAATACCGATTTTGACTATATCGGCCTAATTTACAACCAACCACAAAGATTTATTGTGAATAAGGAAAACTCTCGCAACATCTTGATAATCAACGAAAAAGAAGGTTTTTAATGAATGGAAAATGCCTGATTATTATTAACTTTACACCCGCAATTGCAAAAAATTACACGATTAGGCAACAAATTTTAATATCAAATGAAGAGATAAAATGAAGATTGAAAAGGTTCCTTGTAGAATAATTCGTTACAGGGAATTCCCCGAACTTCTCTTCGGAGAATCACCGAATAACGGCCCCACATATTTCGATGCTACACACTTTATCCGCAGTCGTGGAGACGAGCGGCGTCATAGTGTGCAAGAGTTTCGGATAGCATTCCATCATTGGATTACGGCTCTGTCAAATATATACAGCATCGATAAGGAGGAAATAGTTATTCGTGATGAGACTTCGGGACATATATTAATTGATGAAAGCCTGGCCCTTCTGTTTGTCGTCTATGTTGAACCTGACTTTGCTGCGTTCCTTTTGGAGCGTATGTCAGAATTGCTTATAGACGGGTTCTCGGTTTCAGATTCTTGGCTAATTATGGCTGCCGGAAGTAGATTTACTATTGAGGAATTAACAAAAAGTGTAAAATCCTATGAGACGTAGCAAGTTTAGACGACCTAAGGTTGTGCTGATCTTCAATGGTGCACAAAATCTGATTGCCGTCACACGCTCGCTAAATAGTGCTGCTGAACTGACCAAAGGAAATTTGCAGTCCATATATGCCTGTTGTACTGGCAAGCACAAAACCAGCGGAGGACTCTACTTTAGACAACTTCACGATACGGTGGAGATTGAGATTGCCGACCTGGGGACATTGCTTCTTGCAGACTATGACGAGTTGTGTGGTGAAGAAAGGGTTTACTACACCGTGCGGGAGATGGCAAAAAAGCGAGTACGCAAAGAGATTAAAGAAAAGAAAGAGAAAAACAAAAAGAAGTAGTTATGAGAGAAAACAGAACAGTCCCGTTTAGAGACACAAGTATTAAGGTGTCAAGGAACTATTATGGGCACCAGTACATCTGCATGTCGGATGTGTGCGAGATTATCAAGCAACGTGAAATTTTGAAGGATGGGGCAATCCTCAATCTCTGTCCTTCTGCAATGAAGATGACCTTCCGCCGTAATGGGAGAGAGTATTGGGCTATCCGTCCTAGTGATATGCATACCATTATTCAGTTAGTGCGTAGGGAGAGTATTTTACCCCGAGACTTAATAGATGAGCTGGAAGAGTTTGGTAATAAGATTTTTGAGATAGAGGCCGCAGAGACGCAGGCTCAGCATCATGTAGATACAACAGTTAAGTTCAACGAAGATATGCCCGTTACATTTAGGCGCATCGGCGACAAGCTGATGGTAAATGCTACACAGATTACTCAGCCCTATGGACATTTCCCAAGCGACTGGTTGCGTGTTGCAGCTACGGACAATCTTCGCCGCAGACTGGCGCAGAACAACATTACCGACAGATACGAGTTTCAGATATTGACCTCTCGTGGTCGTGGCATTGGTGCTACTTGGATTGAAGCACCATTGCTTACCGCCTTGGCTCGCTGGGTAGATCCCGACCCAGATTCCGCCTTGGTGAAGTGGTGCGATGAGCAGCTCATCATCTTCGAGGATAAGTATCAAAAGCGTCTTCAAAAAAGGAAGCAACCTAAGACCATCAACATCCCTTGCCTTAGTAAGCCTATGCCCGAAGATATCAACACGGCAAACAAGATGATTGATGAGTTGAGAGGTATTATCCGTGAGTATGCTCCCAAGGCGGCATTCTACGATGACTTTATCGAGAATCGAGATTGGTTTAAGAGTACACATATTGCTGAGGAACTCAATATATCCTCTCGCCATATGCACAAGTTCCTGATGGAGGAAGGTATATGCAAGTACCAGAAGAAACAATGGGTGGTGCTGCCGGCATACCGCTCGTGGCAGTGTGATGTACCATACACCTGGGAAAACGCACAAGGCAAGATGTTCACCTTTGGCAGCGTGAAGCGATGGACACACATCGGTCGAGAGTCGATCATCGAGTTGTGGAACAAGAAACACCCCGAATTTGCATAATGGAGACATCATTGCAGCGTATAATGCGTAAGACGGGGCGCAGGCCCATTGAGTGCAAGTGCCAGAAGTGCAAGCAGCAGTGTAAGACACCTTGTCTAGGAACACCTGAAGATATACTACGACTTATCAAAGCCGGGTATAAAGACAGGCTGGCTCCAACACATTGGTGTGTGGGTATGCCTCTCGGAAAGATTGGTTATCCAGTGCTGATGATACAGGCAAAGCAGGAAGATAACGGCTATTGTACCTTCTTCAATGATGGGCTATGCGAGCTTCACGACTTGGGACTCAAGCCAACCGAGGGGCGATTGTCGCATCACTCAATAACCAAGGAGAACTTCAAGTTCGGGAAGTCGCTATCCTGGAATGTGGCCAAGGAGTGGATGGATGAGCGAAACGAGTCATTCATTAAAGAGATTACCGAGCTGATGTTATCCTAAGTAATCGAAATCTGAACCGCGAACAGTTAGTATTAACCCGTTGATTCCTCAAAAATCGCGGTTCGGATTCGATTAATTTATCCTATTTGTAAACCTTTGATATTAGTTGCCCCCTATACTTTAAGTGACATATACATTCATTAACTAAAAAAACGAAGTAGTATGCAACTTAAATCCAAAATGACTTTTGATGAGATGGCTCGTCACTTAGTCGCAACAACAGGAAAGATCGCTAATCGTGTATCGGTAGGTAAGCACGCAAAGGCGTTAGGTTACAAGGTTTACAAACCTATGATCAATGGTAAAATTATTCATTTCTACCTCAAAGAGGAGAAACAGTATTCACAAACAGAGAATTAAAATGAAAGAGCAAAGTAAATTTGTATTCTACCGCTTTTACAAAGGGCTGATGATGGCATTTGACTTGCCAGAGTCAGCCTTTATGGTCTATATGGCAGACCTAAATAAAATTAGGGAACTTGGTTATAATACGCTTCGTCCTATGAGCGCTCACTTAGGTTGTCTGGGTATTGGCAGACGCTCATTTGAACGCAGCATTAAGAAAACAACTTCAATGGGTTTGCTGAGGCGAGTTGCTGTTGATGGTAAGTATGATTACTTTTGGGATATGGAAGCATACGACAGACTTATACAGATTGTATCAACAACAACAAAATACACTGTGCTTCGAGAATTTTGTAATAAGGCCTTTGAAAAAGACAAGAGAACAGTAATGTCTATTACTTACGATGAGATTCAAGAACTAGCGTCTCAAAAGTGGTAATAGTATAACAGAAAGTATTATACTGGGGAGCTGCGAAGCTCCTTTTTTTGTAAATATGGAAAATTGATGTACACTCGAACAAAACATTTATGCTTATTCGTACAAATCACTTGTACACGGTATTGTTCAAATGTACAATGAGTATAATAATATAGTGATAATACTAGCTTAAATACGATACCTATTCTTTTCTACGGAGAAAAGAATCAAAAGAAAAAGACATTTGCCATCCGACTGCGTCGGCTGCAAATTTTTTTATATTTTAAATTTTGTTTTCTGGTGGAAAAAGGGCTAAACGGAACATAAGGAAACACTTATTTCCTCAGTCATATCAAAATCAAAAATACATCATTATATAACCCTTCATCACACACGACATCGCTTCGCCCACGCCGTCCCTCGCGCCTGACCGTATTGCACTGTGCTCATCACATCTGCATCGCACGCACGCGGACATTTTATTTATATCAGTTGCTAGACAAAGTGCACAAATAATAAATCTTCACATCCGCCTATTTTAGTAGTGAAATCGGCATCCCAGGGGCCTCTTTTTGGCTAAAATATATAAAGGATTACAAAGTGAACAAAAAAATCAAAGAGTGTAAAGTCTATATATATTAGTTTAGATTAGTCGGCTGGTAATCAGTGTTATATATCAAAATTCACTATTCACAATCATATACTCGAACATCCCAGAAAATAGTTTCCTAATTATTTGTTCACTTTCTCAAAAATGGGACTTGGAAAAATGGCCCGAGGGCAGATACCGAATCCGCACCGGGGTGTACACCCTCCCAATTCTTTTTATAATTTTTACACCGTTGAATATCAATGTTTTAGAATGTTTACTTTGTCTAAAAGTGAACAAAAAAGCCTATCAAAGTAACAAATTGAAACAAAAATTTATTTTTTCGTTGATTTTCACCTATATATAAAAGAATTGACTTTGTAACTGCTTGATAATCAGTGTAAAATACTTTGTTTCAGTTGTTTATATATGTTGAAACGGGCAAAAATTGATTTTTGCAAAAATGAAAAATTTTTCAACCTTTTACAAGCGATTGATTTTCAAAGGTTTAAGACAAGCCCTCGCGCGTGGGCGTTCCATACTCAAGCAAAAATTAAAATCGCTATCCATCACAAAAATTTTTTTTGCAAAAGTTTTGGAGTTTGGAAAATCGGTGTTACTATAGTGCTGTACTCAAACGCCAACAACAACGGCAAAGAGTAAACGAAAAAATAAACTGAAAAAATAACAATTAAAATCTTGATTTAAGAAACAGACAAACCAAACCGCCTTGAGCGAGAAAACAAAAGCCTCTTTTGTGGGAAACCTATTTTCGTGGCTTGGACAAACGAAAATTGCTTGTTCGCTTTGGAGCGATTAAAGAGGGTGTTAAATAACCACACCACGCAAGACTACAGACCAATGTAGCAAGTTGGAGCGGTCTATTTGTGCAAATAGTCCGTACACGCAAAGCACGCAAATTTGGGAGTGCGAGAGCCGTGTAGAAAAGAGAGGTAACAGAATAATGCCATAAATGCGCCCTTGTGCGCTCGGAGATAAAAGTTACTATGCAGGAAAAACACCCTGCACGGAGCCTGAGAAAAGGGTATTGCCAATGTTATGCCCATAATCACCAACCGCCAACCGCTCGAATGTGTGCTGCCAGATTGCAAAAGATCTGGGGTGTGCCAAAGAAACACCCTGCCGAAATTGGAGTACGCAGGTATTGTGCGATGACACGCAGAGCAGACCGGTGCTGATGCACTTATGCCACCACTATGCTCTGATGGATAGCCAATTATAGGGTACACTTATAGGTGCGACAAAGTTACGAAAAATGTGCCGTGCAGGGTGAAATGCACGGCATATTTTTGGGTGCGTGGCGTATGGTTGCCACACTTTGCACTATAGCGTGTAAGGTTCTCGGTTCGACTCCGAGAGTGCCCGCAATGCGTAATTTTGCGCAGAGTTTGTAAAATTCAAATCATTATGGCAACTTCAAAATTGAACAAAGAGCAGTATGCAAACCTCAGTGCGTTTGCAGGTGTAATGTTGGTTTACAACTCAACCAACAAGGACGGAGAATTGGTGCAGACAGCACAACATTTCTGGGGCAAGGACTTCGAGCCTGCAGATAACTCGGACAACGAGATTTTCCGTGTAGTTAAAAACCTCGTAGCCACTATTTGGCACACGGTTGCAGAGGAGAAAAAGTTGCGTGAGGATGCTGACGGTATCCGCTCGAAATTCCGTGCCACCACTCCTGCAGAAATCATCATCTGCGACAATCGTAACAATCGCATCAAAAAGTACGACCTCACGGATAGTGTGTGGGCTCGCATTGGACTTGTGCCAACCAAGAAAGACCTTGAGAAGTCGAGCAGAGATTTTGCCAAGACTATCCACGCAGCAGCCAAGGCAATCCGTGATGCAATGAACTTTGCCCCTAACCTTGCAAAGGTTGAGGCAGAGCCTGCAGAAGCCCCTGCCAAGCGTGGTCGTAAACCTGCCACCAAGCCCGCTGAAGAGGTTGTAGTCGTAGACCTCGAAAAAGCGGCTTAATCCGTGGAGTAACTATCCGACAATCTGCCTGAAATAGGTCTGCAATAGTTAGATTTTCGTAATTGCGTGAAGAGCGTGTTATCGTGTGTATGCCGATAATACGCTCTTTTTGTTTCGGGCATAAGGTATCGTAACCGTGAGTAGCGAGAAGAACTTTGCCGGCGGTATGCCCGCAGTAGAGCGACAGCATACCATTGACGATGTGAAGACGGCATTAGAAGCATCTGCCACCGCCATACACGAAGCAATCCATATTGCCCGTGAGGTGTGGGAGAAAGATGCCGATGCCATCTGTTTTGACATTGATGACTTGGTGCAGATAGAGTCTGCATTGCAAGAGATCTGCAACCTCGTAGCAGGCATTGACTGCGATGACGAGGATTGAACCCTGCCGAGAGTGCGCATATAGCGAGGAGAACTATGCCCGAACTGTATGCGCACTCTTTTTTAGACACTAATACACACTATGCCGAGATTGCAACTCGGAGTGTCTGCAAGTAACAAAATCGAAGCAAAATGATAGAAGTATTCAATGCAAAACGCACCCGCAGTTTCGGGTGCTTTGCCAGTTTTAAGAGTGCCGAAGATACGCTTAACCGCCTTGCCCGTGAGAACATTTTGGGCGATGTTCCGTGCGTATTCATCTCGGCATACCGCAACAATGAGTTGCAGAGAGAGTATCAAGCCGTCTTTGTCGGAGGCAAGTGGCGTATGCCCAAGGAGCGTAAAAAGCGAGCAATCGTAGTGCCACTCCCTGCCAAGAAACGACGCAGGAGAAAACTCTGCAAGGAGTATCTGACCGCCGAACTGATGTTTCGTGAGGCGTTCCCCGACCACCTCAATAAGACCTATCCGCTCTCTGCCGATACCTTGGTATTGTGCAGTAGAAGGTGCAAGGTCTATGCGTAAAAATCAACCGATGTAAAACCGCTATGGGGCTATTGGCTCTATACTTTAACAAAACAGTGAACTATGCCTAATTGGTGCTTTACCTCCTATGTCGTAACGGGAGAAGAGAAAGAAGTGTGCGACCTCTACGAGAAGATGCTATCCCTCGAAGAGCGTGAGGAGTCGCTTGTCGAAAATGGCTTCGGCAAGAGTTGGCTCGGAAACCTTGTAACCCTCTTGGGTGGTGATTGGAATACGATTTATTGTCGTGGCGATTGGTCTGACCTTACAAAAGATGATGACAATGGAGCATTGCGCTTTGACACCGAAACTGCGTGGAATGACCCTGACGAGGTTGTTACCTTCTTGCAAGAGAAGTATCCGAGCCTTGAGTTCTACTTCATTACCGAGGAGCCGGGAATGGGATATTATGCCACCAATGACACTGCCGGAGAATACTTTCCCCAGCGATACACCATCACTCCCTACGATTGTGGCGAGGAGTACCAGTACGAAGAGGGCGAAGAGCAGGAGTTCTTCAAGGAGATTGAAAACATCACGGGCTACAAGGTAACCAACTTTGAAGAGGTCGAGAAGGCTGTGTGCGACTACAACGAGAAGCACGAAGACGAAGAGATTTATGTAAAGATATTCAGAACTAAACCGAATAGATATGGGCAACAAAATCAATGAAATAACAGGTGTAATCATCAGCCGCTCCTTGCTTGAGGAATACGGCTATGACGGTGATATGCCCTCTGACGAGGAGATGCAGACCATTGCCGATGAACTGCTGGAGTATTGGGGCGAGAGCGATGGCTTTCGTGATGCCCTGCGTAGCACAATGTCGAACCTTTATGGCATAGAGGAGGATTAGCGTATGGCACTAACGACACATCAGCGAGGCATAATACTGAGAGGTATCTGTGGCAGTGCCTCACTCAAAGACAAGCAGCCACAAATCAGTGATAGCAATACGGTCATAACCTGTGCCCAGCGTCTTGAAATCTGGGATATATGCAGTATCAGTTGCGATGCCGAAGCCTTTGGTCTTAAGGCGGAGTTCAGCTACGATGGAGCAACCCGCATCACATTCACCGAAAAGGAGTAATGCTATGGAGTACTACTATTTCGACTACCTCTACAAGGAGATTGGGCTTAAAGCCGAGGACATCGATGCCGTGCCTGCAATGGGTAGTGCTGATAATGTGTGCGATGAGATTGCAAGCAAGGAATATATCATCGAGCAGTTTGCCGATGTGTCGTTCGAGAACCTCAGATATGCTGTCTGCTGTCTGTGCGACAGCCCAACTATTGAGAGCCGCCACGATGCACTGATGTATTTGGTGTGGATTGCAGCCCTCGACATCAAGGAACAAAGAGTATTAACATAAAAATCAGAGAAATGGAAACGATTACTTTAACCAAAGTTAATGCCCATCGTGTGCTCACGATTAGGCGTAAAGATGCCGCAGAGAGTGAGCCTGTGGCATTTCATTTTAGAGGTAAGAAGTATGGCTATTGCAGCTATGCTCACCTTATCGGAGATATTGCCGAGGAGAAGATCCTCGCACCTGCTAACTTCGCCGATTGGGAGGTTGTGGAGTTTGCACACCCAGGCTATCTTGAGGCATACTTCGAGCAGGCGTGTCGCTCCTACAACCTCACGTCGTTCTCACCCGAAGAGCGTGGTGAGTCGGATATTGCCTCCTACGAGAAAGAACTGCACGAAGACCTATCTGCTATGCCCGAGGAGCAGCGTGAGCGATATAAGGAGAACTATATCCGCTACTTCGTGGCGATGATTTCCGCCAATAGCCGCTGTGCGAGTGCTATGATTACGGGACCTGCACGCTTCAATACCCAGCGCAACGACAAAGCTCTCAGCAGTTACGAGAAGAGTGTTACAGCATTTCGAGAGTGGCGCAAGCGTGCGTTAGATGCTATCAGCAAGGCTCAGGAGCGTAACAAGACCCCCGAAGAGTTTGCAGAGGAGGCGTGGCTGAAGGTCAAGGCAGATATTGAGAGTACTGCCGAAACCATACGAGGCATCGATAACGGTACGCTGCCCTGTATGCGTTCACTCATTGTCGGCAACCTCTATGGGCGACTTGCCACACACTGTAACAACGGCAATGTAGAGATTATTGACCGTGCCGTTACCCTCATCAAAGAACTCAACGCCACGATGAAGAAGCCTATCGTCACTGCACGCCACGGCATATTCAAACTGCCGGAGCTGGTGCGCAAGGTGCGTGAGAAGTTAGAACAGCAGGCTAACCGTGAGAATAAGGAGATTGCCTTTGAAGGTGGAACTATCGTCTATAACTATGACGAAGACCGCCTGCAAATCCTATTCGATGCAGTCCCTGACAGTGATATGCGTACCAAACTCAAGGGTAATGCCTTCAAGTGGTCACCTCGCAATCAGGCGTGGCAGCGACAACTCACGCAGAACGCTGTGATTGCTGCCCGCAGAGTGCTCAACATAACATTGTAGGCTATGTTGCTCGTTATTGACTCACGCTACTTTGATAGCGTCATCGTCACCTCTATGCGTGATGATGTGCATAGCGACTATGGCGGAGAAACTCTGGAACAACTACGTGATAGGTATGACAATCCATTCCTTATCACTGTAACTCCTGACCGCATAGCACTATTGCTCAAACGCTACGACAAGGCTCTCTGCCAGCCCTTCGAGGAGATTACGGAGGAGCGTTACTACGACCTTTTAGGCTGTGTACCTCCCAAGCGTCAGTATCGCAACCGCTTCTTTGTGGGTGAGGCGTACTCAGGTACGATGTACGACCTATGCTTTCGTTTGGGCGACAGATACTTCAAGGCTCTGCGCGACATACGCCTCAGTGATGAGGATATAGATGCCGAGATAAGCCGCTTTGCCAAGAAGTTGAAGCAACACCCGAAGATTATCAAGGGTGAGCCTATCCGCAACCATAACGGGTGGCACAATAGGATTGTGTTGCACACGCCATACTACTTTCAGTTGGGTAAGCGAAAACTCTTTCTTTGCAGTCTTACCTCGGATAGCGGCAATAAGTATGACGATAGACGCTACCGCCGAGAGATGGCAGAGCGTCTTCTCAATCTGCGCCGGAACCACTACGACTACTGCACCTTCCACTCACGCTATCCCGACATCTTCGAGTTCTTCAAGTGGCTGCGTGAGAACCACTACACCCTTGAAGTGCAAGGCTCGCTTTTCAGCATAGACCCTAAGAGAAATTATGTGGACTTTCACGGTAATGTGTGCGAGTATTCTGCCGCCTTTCACTACCGCATCTATTCCAGAGAGTTGTTCGAGAATATCATCAACCAACTGCGGCGTGTAAAGCGACATACGGCGTGGCAACCTAAACCCCGAAAGTGATGTACCAGATAGATAAACTACGCATCATCGAGAGTGATGCCGTGCCCAAAGAGGGTGCAAAGATTGAGGCTCTGAGTACCTCGATAAAGATTACTCACACCTGCGGCTGTGTGCTTGTTGAGCACTTTGCAGCGGGCAAACCTGATATGCGCCGCGAGGATGACCCAGAAAAATATAACCGACTCCTTGCCGAGCGCAAATACTTCATTGAACTGTGTAACGAACATAAAAACTGTAAATAACAATGGCTGAGATAATCAAAACAGACGGAACACGCACTGCCACAACACCTGCCAATGGAGAGTATTTCACTCTTGAAGAGATGCAGGCGGCAGTTGGCGGACTGGTCGAGATTGTAGAACTCGACGACAAACAATCTATGATCCTTAACGAGGAGGGCAAGTTGCTCGACCTGCCTTACAACGAGGAGGCAGACAACATCTTCCACCAGCACTATACTACGCTGGACTACATCGTGGGTGATGTGCTTCTATGTGAAAACCACCTAATACGATAACTATGGATAGAGAAAAGATACAGCAAATCAAAGGTATGCTCACAGAGATTGAGCAGTTCAAGGAGAGTAGCAACGAGATAACAATCGTGTCCAAAGAGAACAGACTCCGAGTTGATGGAGAAGTTATGGCGGCGATGATGAGTGCCGCCATTATTGTTTTAGAAAATCAGCTGGATATTGCCAAGTTCGGTAAACCGTCTGACAATCTTGAAGATAGCCGAGAGTTCAAGGCTGCACGAGCGTTGGAGGATGCAATTAATTCATTTTCCTTCAACCCTGACCGCTTTGCCGAGGCTATTCCTTATATGCATAGGACATTGCAGCAGAACTTCTTCCGATTGGTCAGAAGCTGTGTCTGCAAGATGGCAAATGCCGAGTCGTGGCGCATAGACCCACGCAACGAAGCATCACACAGGATGTGCAAAGCCATCGCAGAGCCTATGAGTGAATACTCATTACCATACATTTAATAACTATGGCAGACAAGATTTTAGAGATGTTCTTCGACCTCGACAGATGGACGAAGGCCATTGCGAAAGGTGTAGGCAAGGATATCCGCAAAGACCAGCTGATACACCTTGCAAGTGAGCATACCCGCCTTGCCATTGCGAGTGCAATGAAGCACGGTGAGTATGAGATTTCCCCGCCACACACGGCACAAATCCCCAAGGATAACGGTGAGTTCCGCACCGTCTATGTGAACGAGCCTATCGACCGCATCATCCTCAGTATCGCTAACGACCTGCTGTTTGACCTTATGCCCGAGATGGTGCACCCTGCGTGCAAATCCTACCAGACAGGCATCGGCTGTGGTAAGGTTGTGAAGGAGGTAAGCAGTCGTATTGCCAACAATTCAACAACTGACTCACTCGGCTTGAAGGCAGACCTCAGCAAGTATTTCGACAGCGTGCCTCTGATGTTTATTGACGAGGCGTTCGATAAGGTTGAGGCAAAGCACGGACACTCCGTAGTCATTGATGTCCTCCGCAAGTACTACCACAACGACCTCTATTTTGATGAGGATAACAAGCTACAGCGTAAGTTCCAATCCCTCAAACAGGGCTGTGCCGTGGCAAGCTGGCTTGCCGATGTATTGCTCTACGACCTCGATGCGGAACTTACCGCTCTGGGTGAGTTCTACACTCGCTACTCGGACGATATGCTCTACATCGGTGAGAAATACGAGCAAGCGATGACCATCTTGGAAAATCGCCTCACCGAGAAGTCTATGCGCCTCAATCCAAAGAAAGTTGAGTATCTGACATCGGATAGGTGGTTCAAATTCCTTGGCTACAGCATCAAGGGTTCATACATCTCTCTGTCGCAGAGTCGTATCAAGACCTTCCAGAGAGAGATTGAGCGTCGCACAATCCGCAACCCCCGAACATCACTACACAAGGCTATCAACTCGGTTAATCGCTATCTCTACAAGGGAGATGGCGAGCATAGCTGGGCTACTCAGATATTGCCCGTGTGCAATGTTCGAAGTGATATCGACGAACTCAACAAGTTCGTTATGGACTGCCTGCGTGCTGTGAAGACGGGCAAGCGCAAGGTTGGCGGTTTAGGCTATGTAGCTACGAAGAGTGATGGCTGCATCGTGCGTGGTCGAGGTCGCAATGTCAAGGCAAACCGTGAGAAGATGCCCGGAGAGATTGATGGCTATATGACCATAGGTTGTATGCAGAAAGCACTGCTCACCAGCCGTGCGGTGTATAACACTCTGGTAGCATCACTATAACACAAGTCGAACACACGACAAGCGAATGAAGAGCAAAGGTTTAATAATACAGGTATACAGCCAGAAGTAAGATATATTCACCTGGTTATCCCCAGGTGAATCCATGTAACTTCTGGCACCACCTGTATTTATCAAGCGAGTAAAGCAATGTGTCGGTTGCCTGACATTCGCAATATGCCGAAGCACATCGGCAAAGATTCGAGGAGCAGACATTTACATCCCGCGTGCTAACCCAGCTCCGCCGAGTCTTGAAGGAGGCAGATTGACCTCCTTCGAGACTCCTCCGAGCTGGCTACACGCTGGATAGATCGAAAGAATAAAGTTATGTGCCACTGCTATAAGAATCTGCCCGGCATAGGGAGCGTATCGAGGAAGAGAGTTCATTGTCCCGTCTTAAATAAGCCTCCGCTGCGGCGTCGTAATCCCGATTGTTATACGACGCCGCTGCTTAGGCTTCCCCAGACGGGAGACATCAACAACATAGAGATATATGCCACCTCTTCACCGTTACGCATCGCCTCGCACAAGGTTTATGGTCGAGGTCAGGAATTTACTGAGCAGCCCTCGCAGTCTGATGGAACCTTAGTCATCTCCTGCGATTACGATAGATGACTTAGGGTCCATCAGATTCAGTGCTGCTTACATCAGATTGATAAAGATATGTGCCACCCTGACAAGACCATAAGGTAACGCAACCAAAACTGCACAAGGAGCCTGATTTAATAATACAGTCTCTTACTTCGATCCTGACACCTGCAGATTGTCAGGTCTCAGGATCGAGAATCCACTGTATTTATCAGATTGATAAAGCAATGCGTCATAGGCTCAGAGTGCTAAACACGAAAACAAGTAAGCAAATGAATAACATCTACCACGAGTCCGTCCAAGCCGTTAAGGACGGAGCAAAATTCAGGGTTGACCTCGAAAGGAGAAACCTTACGATTGACGGCAAGAAGATTATCACAAACGGAGAGTACGAGGGCGAGTTGGGAATGTCGTTGGCAACGCTTGATGACTTCCTCTACACCGTGGAACGCCTCTACACCTTCTACAAACACTCCGTGCCCTCGGAGCGCAGCGAGAGCAAGTCCCGACAATACTTCCGAGCATTGCCCGAGCGAGAACTCTCGGACGAGGATATGCTCTATGGCAAGCGCCGAGACCCCGCGCAGATAGAACTTGAGCTATACATCCTCTGCCAAGTGCTGCTCGGAATGGAGTGGAACGAAGAGCGTATGGGCAAATGGTTCTGGCAGAGCAAGGAGGACAAGGACCTCGTAATTCTCAAACAATGGATTCAACCGGGAAATAATCCCATTAACAACAAATAACTTATGAGCAAAAAGAATGAGACAAAAGTACTCTGCCCCGAGTGTGGTGCAGAGTTGGCAATCGCAGACAAGACTATTACTACGGTTGCTACGGTGATTGGTAAAGATGCCGGTATCGGTGTTGTGTATGCTGAGGTCGTTGGCAAGGAGGTTAAGCCTGCCAAGAAACTGCCCAAGACAGCCAAGGAGCGTATCGAGGCGCTGCGAGATGCAGGTGTAGATGTGAGCCACCTCTTCGCTATGCAGGGTGCCAATGGTGGTGAGTGTGTAGCATCAAACAAGGACGGCAAGTTGGTTGTCCTCGATGACAACGACCCGCTCTTCGAGCTTATCATCAAGCAGGGCACGGTGCCTAATCCTCGATTGTTCCGCCGTTGGGTTATGGCACAGATGTTCCATATGATGACCGCCCTTGACTATCGCACCAAGCAGCCTATGGGTGTTACCGCTATGATTCACCGTATGGGCTACGAGTATCAGTGGAAGATGCTCCTCGACGAGCTCTACGCACAGATGAAGATGGAGCACCGAGATCCTGAGAACTTCACAGACCGCAACCGCTGGTTCAATGCCGAGGTAGCGACCAAGATGGCAAGCGAGTATATCGGACTCCTCAAGAAGCGTGTCGAAATGATTAAGGTACGCAAGTGCAAGGGTGTCTCTTATAAGCGTATCGCCGGCAAGAACATCTTCGTATCTGACCTCTACAGTAAACTCTATCGCCCATTGGAGAGTGCTATGTACGCTATCCGTCGTGCCAAGAGTGCTGCAAAACTCTACGAGGCTGTGGCAGAGTTCAACTCTCTGCGCCTCAAGATGCACTGGCAGACACCGCAGTGCAGTGCGTGGATTGATGCCTACAAGGGTTCGGGTGCCTTCTTCACGATGCAGAACCTCATCCGCTTCCACGGCTGTGTAGCATATGATGATGCGGGTAAGCGTCTGGACAAATACCAGTCGTTGGCGTTCATCACCACCAAGGCTAAGATGTACCGCAACGGCGATGGCTGGCGACTCTTGGCAGTATTGAAGAAGATGCTCGAAGACAACGGCATCGACCTCAAGCGCAAGATGGCCGAGTGGCGTAAGAAGTAGCCCGACACGATTGGCAAGCAGGTATTGATGGGCTGACATATTTAGCACGGCCTTGTTCAAGCGACCCGCGAACCGGTATATCAACCGGTTCGCGCGTTCATCACAAGGAGTTACATCTACTGTTTAGAGTTATGCCCCCTGTCGGCAATCATACCACCAACTTTTGGCAACCTCGATATGAAGGGCCATCACATTTACTACCGTCCTGCCGATACGATGCCCTCCCAGCTTGATTAGCTGTTGGGCATCCTTCAGTAGGACGCCTACATCAAACAATTAGAGTAATGCCCCCGAATGGCATTCATATCTTTCAACAAAAAACTACAACTATGAGCAAGAAACAACTACGACGCAGAGCATATCTGCTCTCAAAAGTACGCGAGCAAGGTATCCGTTGCAAGACACACGCAAAAACTATCTTCTGTCCCTATGGCGAGGACCCCGTAAAGATGCCTTATGTAGGCAACCTCATCAGCGAGTTCCAGTTCTGTGTACAATTTGAGATGGTAGCATAATGGAGAGAGGAGCAATAGCAACGCTCAAAGTACCATACTTGGGCTACCGCCGCATAGAACTTATCGAGCCCTACGGTAATCAGTGGCTCGTCAGGATCTGCGAGAGTGGCAAGGAGATTACCGTCTATGAAGACGAGTTTGAGTTAGACTAAAAATCAGAATCATTATGGCAATAGGAATTATTCAGGCTATATGTGGTGGCTGTTCGTGCGATGAGCAGCAGGCACAAGAGTACCTCGATGATGAACTCAGGTATCTGCGTGAACTACGCGAGGTGAACGATATGCAGCATAGCGACATCGAGTTGGCTTGCACAAACCTCGGCATCGAAGCCGACTATGAGGAGTATTTCATTCAGGCTTTGGCCGTATAGAAAGGAGGACATTATGCACCCAGCAGAAGAATATTTACGCAATACAGCAAACCCGCCATCACTCCATGTACAGATTGGCGGTAAGCGTCGCAGGCTCTTTATCAACCGCGACCAGAATCAGATAGGCATCGTTGCCCCGAACAAGAGAAAATGTGGTTATCTCTTCACGGATTGGGATAGCATCGAAAAGGTGTTTTATCCATCAGACCACACCCCGAAAAGTGCCGAGGAGGCTAACCGACAGATGGTACTGAAGTATCAGCGCCTGGCAAGCAAGGCGACATTCACAGGCCCCTACATCAAGAAGGCACTCAACCCTGACCCTACAAAGTCGCTATATGAGAACGGATTGACCACAGGAACACGCATCGATGGTCAGGTTATATCGCTCAAAGCCGTGGAGAAATGGTGCGGAGAGCTCACTATGCAACAGTTCCGTGAGGCTCTGCGTGAGGGTAAGAAGTTTTACTCTTTGCGCTTCGACTTCCGTGGCTACGATGGCTCGCTATGGGTTGAGCCCTGCGAGATTGAGGGCGACACTTCGGGTAAGCGAGTACTTAATGCAGGCTTCAGCAAGGAGTATCGTGGCTGTGGCAATGGCTACTACTACCTACTAATCAACGATGAGAACTTCATCGGCTACGACATTGACTAACCAATAACAAAAGATATGAGCAGACAACTACACTTTGGAACAACCTACCAAGTACAATACGGCTACGGCGGTATGTTTGGTAGCGATGGGCAGGATGCCCTATACGATATCTTCTCGATGTTCGAGATTGAGAACAATGCTGAGGATATTTACACCGATGACTATGAGGTGGAGCGCGAGGAACTCAAGCGACTCCGCCAGATACTCATCGACAAGGACGAGAAGTATCGGGAGAATGAGGAGGAACTCACCAGATACCTCACAAAGATTGAGATGACACTCGACGAGTTCATCACAAAGGTACTTGACCGCCTCATCAACGAGAGCGACCAGCAAAATGAGTATGTACTAATATCGTGGTATTGATATGGAGGAGAGAGATTTGATTGTGTGCGAGGAGTGCGGCTCGACAGAGATTCAGACACAGGCGTGGGTAGATGCCAACACCCACCAGTACATCGGCGAGACGGGCATTGACCGTGATGATAACTGGTGCAACGAGTGCGAGGCTCACAACTACTTCTGCACGAAGACGGAGTTTGTGGAGCGTATGGAGGCTTGGTGGGGCGATGCCGACTTCCCCGCAATGGAGAGGGTTACGGGCTACCGTCAGGATGACTTCTCGCCCGAAGAGGGCTATCAGGATTTTGTTGATGCCTGCAACGAGTGGTGGAAGGCGAAATCCTACGATGAGAAGCGAGCAATCTTCAAGGAGCAGAACAGCGACGAGTAGCCTATGGTATATCAACTACTCAAAGACATTGAGCAACTGCTGGGTGGCAAGGAGTCACTCACAGCTGCCGAGCAGAGCATCTTGGAACGCTCCTCAAAGGTTATTACCACGATGCGTAATCCCGAGGATACCGAACTACTCAAAAAGGATGAACTACTTATCCGCTACTGTCCTGCCACGAAACATCCCGTGCTTGTCTACTACGATGGTGATGGTATGTGCTCCTGCCTTCATAACGACACCGTGGAGGAGGATATGGAGGATGTGAAGCGGTGGCTAAAAGAGATGACACAAGAACAAACCAATAGTAATATGAACTACGACAAAGAAGAAGAGTTAATGGATGAGATACTCTCGTCCGAGGAGAACTGCGAGACATTTATGGAGGTCGTGATGTCGGAGATACAGTCCGATGAGGAGACCTACCGCCACAAGGCACACCAACTTATCCAGGCATACCGTGAGGATAACTGTGGGGATATGCTGATGGCACTCTGCGGCTGGTCTATGCACACCTTACTAATCAAGTATCAAGAGAAAAAAGAGCAAAGCAATGAATAGAATTTTAGAAGCAGTGAGAGCGTACTTTAACGCAATTCAAAACCCTACAGATGAGGAGAAGCGGATACAGGCGTTGCTTGCCGAGGGCTTCTTCCCGATTACCTCGGTATGTCGCGATGACCTTCTTGCACGAGGCTTCGATGCAGCGAAGGTCACAGATGAGCAGATGCAGGAACTTGCCCGCCGTATGGCAGACGACTACTGCGAGCAACTATTCTGGGATAGTATGGAGATTATCGCAGAGGCTGTCGGCATACCTAAACGCAGAGTTGATTTCTGTCCCAAGTGCGAGTCGGAGATGATTTACTTCGATGTTACAACGGGACGCAACCGTTGCTCTAACTGCGGTCAGGAGTGGGACAACAACACCTACGCATTGGTGGAGTTTCCTGATGATGGCACCTACTTCGAGCAGGAGGAGATTGGCTATCCTGTATTCGACAGAGAGGATAACGGTGCAAGGCTTGTGCCTGAGTATGAGTATATGCTTCAATTCGGCAGAACACCTGACCGAGAGAAGTGCTATCGTGCTGTCGAGTGGCCTGCTTCTCAACAGTTTATCGGCAACGAGGAGTGTATGCTCATCAACGATGACGAGGGTCTTGAACTCTTCGGCTCCTCTGCATATTGGGTGCCCGTAAAACTTTTGGAGAAGGTATGATAGCACTCATAGACCCATTCAAGGAGGAGATGCTGGAACGAGGCTTCTCGGCATATCATCTCGGCACCCGTGTAAATATGCTCACGGGCGAGATATCGCTCATAAAGAGTGATGAAGCACAGAGCCACGCTAAGGAGGTGCGTGACTACATCAAGGAGCGTGAGATTGACGACATAGCCACCTACGACCACGAGTCGGTAATGGAACTTGCCAGCGACTTTGTTGGCGACCATATCGTACCGGAGGGTGTAGATGAGGAGTACGGAAACTCTGACGAATATGTCGACTTGCTCGACTGGTGGTGCGAGATATTCTCCTACAATATAGCGGAGTTGGCGATGTGCCACTACTTCCAGACACATAAACATCTTGTAGACAGATAACCGAGCGGTGAGCATTTGCTTACCGCTTTTTTAATAACCTTTTAACACAAAATCATTATGGCAAATCAAATGGTAATGACTGCTCCTACGCAGTTCAATTTCTCGGTGAACAACATCGAAACAATGAGTCTCGACACACTGCGTCGTACTCACAAGGAAAACGACATCTACGGTCAGCCCGTCAAGGGTATCTACCACTACGAGGTTATCCAGCGTATGGCAGACCTCTGCGAGAAGCACAACCTGAACTACGAGGTCGAGGAGATCTTCGCAGCACAGAACAAGAACAAAAATCAGCCCGGTGTGGTGGTACTCCCGCAGGTGGAACGAGAGTTTGGCGTGCAGGCTGTCGAGGCACATATCCTGCGCCGCATCTACACAACAATCCGCATCAACGACTGGGAGACAGACGAACTCACTACAACGCTTGTCGTGGCGTTCCATCAGGATGGTATTCAGGCGGCCATTGGTCCCTGCGTGAAGATATGCCACAACCAGTGTATCCTCTCCCCGGAGCGTAGCGTGGCGAACTATGGTCGTGATAAGGTAACGACGGAGGAGCTCTTCACTCGTGTGGATGAGTGGCTCTCTAACTTCCACACCAATATGACCGAGGATCGTGAGCGTATCAAGCGACTCAAGTCGAAAACCGTATCGCCTACGGAGCTGTACGCCTTCATTGGTCTTCTCACGGCTATCCGTGTATCACACGACAGCGCCGACAAGCGACTCTCCTCGCAGGTGGATACCTATCCGCTCAATCAGGGACAAATATCGGTATTTACCGAAGACCTCCTCAAACTCAACCTCGAAAAGGGCAAGATTACACTCTGGGACATCTACAATGTGGCAACAGAACTATACAAGCCGGGGCGCACCGACATCCCTGCGATGATTCCGCAGAACGGAGCGTTGGCGGAGTTGCTGCTTTCAGATAACATAGCAACAGCATAATATGACACGCATCAAAGGACAACTTACGACAGCCGACTACCTCCCCATAGCCGAATTTTACAAACTCATAAACAATCTTGAAGCCGATGGCCAGTATATGTGGGAGGCGTACTGTTGGCTCTCGTTCTGCACCGCCTTCCGATGTTCGGATGTGCGGACACTGCGCTGGCGTGATGTGCTTAACCGCACGGAACTCGTCCGCATAGAGAAGAAGACAAAGAAGAGCCGTATGGTTAAGTTCAGCGATGATGTGCGACAAAAGACACAGCACCTGTACGAGCTGTCGGGTTGTCCTGATGTGGATAGTCTGATACTATATAACCCACGAACAGGTGAGCCCTACACGATAGTACACATCAACCGTCAGCTCAAAGTCTTCAAGGCAAAGTATCGAATGAAGATTCGAGCATTCTCAACTCATACCTTCCGCAAGACATTCGGCAGGTATGTTTACGAACTTATGAAACGCTCCCCGGAGGCTCTGGTGCTGCTGAACCAGATATTCAAGCATTCGACCATTGAGACTACGAGGCGTTACATCGGATTGGCACAGGAGGACATCGACAAGGTCTTTATGTCAATCCACATATAATTTTCTGCCGGGCAGTCATCCTTCGGGGTGCTGCTCGGCTACTCTTTAACTACAAGACTTCAACAATATGAGCATACAGATTGGAAAACTACTCGCGAACGGCACTGTTCGACATATCAAAGTAACAAATGAGGAGCTCTCGGAACGATTCATCAGAGTCCTCAAACGATTTTATCCCAATGAGGAGCGTGTGGATGCACTCATCGCTCTGGGTGATATTCACCGCTTGGGTCCTTCACCTTACGGTAAATGGATCGACTGCCGAGATGAGATACACTGCTTTGGGGCTATCCGTGATGGGCGTAGGGATAACACGCACCTGCCACGTACGGCAGATAGCGTGGAGGTGTTTCGCTCTTTTGCCGATGACTGTTTTCTCTTTGCCGAGGGTAAGTGGTACTTCCTCGCTATGGAAGAGCAAATACCTTTAGAAGAATACGACTTCAAGCCCAGCAAAAACACCATCTGCAACCTTACCATATTCCGCAATAGACAAGCGTCCCTCTGCCCGGTGCCACGAATGAATAGTTGGCAGGAGATTGAGGAGTATGCCGAGCGAGAGGGCGAGATACTCTACATCTTCCGTGGTCGCAGACTGGTAAGAATAATTAAACCATCAACATTTAACGAGGAGAAGAAATATGTATAAGAGCATTAAAGTAGCATTGGAATATCTGCCCGAGGAGTTTGTAACACAAGAGATGGTCACCGAGGCAGCAAAGTGTAAGGATGTCGAGGTCTTATCATATATCCCTCAGCGATTCTTAAACACACAACTTATAGAACAAGTGATTGCCAACTGCGACAACTGTTGGCATAGCTTCAAACTAAAACATATCCCCGAGGAGTGTCGCACAGAAACCGTATGTGCCTACGCAGTAAAGAAGAGCTGGCGCAACATCTATGCTGTACCTACCCACATTATGACACGAGAGATGGCTCTTAAGGTGGTGCAGAATTGTGCCGGCGACCTCGATATCCTCTCGGCAATTCCTGCCCATATCTGGGATAATGAGTTGGCGATAGAGGCTATGGTATCGCTCATAGGAAATGTACATCGTATTGGAGACTACACCAATGCCATAATGCGTGTGGAGATAGTGCTCGGCTATCTACCTGCATCGCTCAAGACACAGGAACTGTTTACTGCTATGCTCCAGCGCGAAGCTCTAGATGTGCTCTGTGTGGACCGAGCAACACCCACTAAATTCAAGAACAAACTCTATTACCAGTATCTTGCTAAGCGAGACCTTTCGATGGTGCCTCACAAGTATATCTCATACGAGGTGCTCTATGCTGCAGTATTCTCGGAGCATAATAATAAGGTCCATAACGAATATGTATTGGGACACTATCTGCACCTCCTTGATGACCGCCTTGCTGACCAGTTGGTACGCAGGTATGCTTATGCGTTCAAGACATTGCCCGATAAGTTCCGCACAGCGAAGAGACTTGTGCTGGCGTTAGACAGTAGCTCACGTGATAGCTACACCTTAATCAATACGGAGGATAGCAAAGATAGCAGACTGCTCACAGTAGAGGTTTGTAAGGCCTTTGTTCGTCGTGGTGGCTCGTGCCCTACATTTCCGCAGAAGGTATGGACTCGCAAGTTTGTGGAGTACTGTGAGGAGAACTGCAAGTCATACCAATGGTTTGAGCAGATGCCGACAGAGTTCCAAACGCCGAAGAACACACAAGCGGCATTCGACTACAACAGCTACAACATTCGCTATTTCTTAAAGCGTTTCATCACTCCTGCAATGGCGAAGTCGGTGTACCGTGAGAACTACTACAATTGCTGGGTGCCGAAGCACTTTATCTCCGAGTTTGTCAAACAGACAGGACTCTCGGAGAAGTTCTACGGCGGTGAGCGTTCGCTGCTCACCCTCAAAAACAACCACGAGGATTACACCTACTGCAAGATTGGCAACACTTACATCGGCTTCTACTACACCGATAAGTATAATCCTAATACTGCACGCCTGATTATGACCCGTGCGGAGTCCCGCTACTGCAAGCCCTCACGAGTCTTCGAGTGCAGTGTGAGCACCTTCCACCGTACTTGGCTCGAGAAGATTGTCGCGGAGAATGATCCGCTCTTTGAGAAGCCGAAGGTAGATAAGTCGTTGCGTGCTGTGCAGGCATTAGGCTACTATGGTGTGGAGAAAATCAAGGATATTAAGCGTACAGAGATTTTCCGCAACACCTTCCTCGGTGAGACAATCGGCTACTGTGCCCGTCGCCGAGACCTCACATATCACAGCGACAACTGCGCGACACTGCTCGAAGGTATGCTCTACAAGATTAAGGGTATGGCTGTTCCGGATGACCTTGGCGAGGAACCTATATCCTACACGGCAGATGAGTTGCATAAGAAGTTCGGTTTCTGCTATGCCGGTATGACCGCCTTTGCTGAGGATTACAACCTCGATATGAGTCAGGCATATACCGTGCAGCAGATGCGCCAGATAGTCCGTGAGATTGGACCAAAGCCTTCGCTTACAAACTACAAACGAGAACTCAAGAAGATAAAAGTGATATAATATGGAGACAAAGAAGATATATCTGCTATACCGTGGCGATGCTTGGCTCAGCACTGCATCGCTAACTCTCATCGCACCTTTCACAACCTTTGAGAAGACAGTCGACTACCTACACAAAAAGAGCCGCGAATATGGCATTGACCGAGATGCTGTGGCTCAATTTAAGAGTATCCGCCAGACACAAGGACTCGAAGAAAACTTCTACTGCGAGGAGTTAGAGGTGGACCCCGAACCCGAAGCAGATGAGTTTTACGACCGCATCTTCAAATATGGTCAGTCGGAACTCTCTCGTGGAGAGTTAGAGTCGCTACCGGTGCCGTTCTGTACTAAGGATGTAACTGACGAGCAGATGGAGAATATAGTAATGGATACGGAGTTAGATACCCGTGATAGACTCCGCCTGAATGAGAGCGAGCACATCGACTTTGAGAATGACCGCCACAGTGAGGTGTGGTGGGAGGAGATGGAGGCCGCCGTATGTAGACATAATGTCCCGTACTACGAGGACATAGACGAAGAATAATTGTTCATCACACGCCATAATGATGACCGACCGTCACGGTTTTACAAACGCCGTGGCGGTCATTTTTTACTTTTTTGAGGTGATTTCTTCACCCCAAACGAGTTTTATACACCTACTCTTAAACAACAAACACAACAGCATATGACAAAGAAAATCAGTTGGCAGGAGGTAAACACCCTGCGAAAAGCATTGCAGGAGGAGATTGTATCGCTCCTCAAAGAGAGAAACATCACCGAACTTCAGTTGGAGTTTGACGAAGACTCACAGTCTCCAACCTATGTGGTAGACTACTGCCATCGTTACGATGCGTGGTACGAGAAACAAGTTACCGCCGTAGGCATCCGCGAGGATGGCGATTGGTACTTGAAGGTCTATGACAACCAGGAAGACGAGCACTCGACAATCTATGCTAGCGAGACAACACTCGCAACAAACAACATTGATTGGTTGCTCGGTATCCGTGACAACATTTGTGAAATCCTTAAAATCGAATAGTATGGCAGCATCGAAAACACTCTACCTGACCGTGCGCGTGGATATCTTCAATCCCAATGTGGAGGAGATAACCGATGACGAGGCACAAGATGTGGTCAGCAACCTTGACTACGAGTTTCAGAACTACAAAGATTACGAAATGCAGACCGAGATCTGCGGTATCAACGACTAAAACAAGATAACGATATGAGAAAATTTAAGAATGGGCAGCGTGTCTATTGGAATGACCCTGCCGGTGAGACATCGGGCGAATATACAGTCCTCGATGCACACGAAGAGAAGTACCAGAGCTACACTGACGAGGATGTGGAGGATTACGATGACCGCATCATCCTCATTGGTGATGGCCATAGCGAGTCGGAGGTAAATGCTGAGGAGTTAGATCTTCTTTGCCCGCTATCTCCCGAGGAGATTCACGAGGTGCAGATGATGCAGGAGGCTATGCAGGACCTGCGTCAAGATATGCTCAAGATGATGCGTGAGACCGTATCGAAATATGACGAGCAACGATTGGAGCACCCTGATGGACACTCGTTCACCTTTCACGACGAGGATGGGGACAAGTGCGAGGTTGTGGCTCTTGAAATAATCGAGGGTGAACTGACCGCCCACTTGGAGTATGAGAATCTAGGTATAGAGAGAAATGTTCCTGTGAACTCCCTTGATGTCTTAGAGCTATACGATATTATGGCAGAAATGATAGATGAGTAGCGATGGAGAGGATGAGGGCCTTACAACAGAAGATGGAGGACTCGTTTGTCGAGTTCTGCGAGGAGCACGGCCATGAGCCACGCTACGCCAATTGTGAGATTGAGTGGCAAGATGACCACGACACCTGCGATGTTGTCTTCAAACTATCGTGCGATGTAGTCGAGAGTGAGGACGACGAGATATTCTACTACTGCAACTCCGTGCGAGACCTTCAAGCGATGACAGAGAAGGGCTCGGAGGACTTTGTGATAACAGATATTCACTCATTTGAAGACGAACTGCTTTAACTATGCTACAACAGAGACTTTACGACCTATCGGCAGAGTATGTGAACACACTCAAAGCTCTGCCACACCGACCTGATGGTTGGTTGCCACACATTGTCTATGTCGAGGAAGAGGGAGACTATCCCGTATTCACTCGCTACCGATTGACGGAACTGAGAAGCGACGGCAGTTGCACGCTCATCAACGATGAGACGGGCGAGGTGTTTACCGACAGACACCTCACGGAGATTAACATCGAATGGCTCGACACGCTGCTCAGCTGGTACAACGACTGCTGCAACGAGCAAGGACTGAACACCCCAAACGAGTAGCCTATGCCATACAAGAGTGAGAAGATATCCATCAGCGGTACAGAGTATGACCGCCGACAGAAACTAACGCCCGAGCAGCGTGCGGAGATATATCATCGCTACCACACCGAAGATGTGAGCCAGCGACAGTTGGCACGAGAGTATGGTGTGAGCCGAAGACTGATAACATTCCTCATAGACCCCGACAAAATGGAGGCATCACGCCACCGACTCAAGCGTAGCAAGGCGAAGGGAATGTATAAGCCCGATAAGAAAAAGTGGGCGGAGACTGTGCGAGAACACAGAAAGTATAAATACGAATTATTCAAACAAGGTAAAATTCAAATAGCAGTATGAAACCAAGAGAACAGGAGCGAGAACTCCAGAGAAAGTTAGTCGACAGCATTGTGTTCGTCGCAACTAACCATCAGCCACAGGATTGGCTGCCTATGAAAGTAACGGTTATTGAGTACCCCGAAGATGAGAATGGCGAGGAGCAGCAGCGACTGGCCGAGTGTATGCTCAAGGAGATATTCGAGAGTGAGGAGTGCTGTATGCGCGAGATTGGTACCGCCACAGATGAGCCCTACGGTGTGAGTGAAATTATCAATAAGTCGCTCATTGAGGTGTGGGAGAAGTACACGCACATCTGCCATAAGAAGTGGCGCAGAAATGCCATTGCCTACCTTAAAGCCAACACCAAGGCTCCAGAGAGTATCATCGAGGCATTCGTAGATACCCAATGGAAGAAAGAGGAGTTGTTTGCCGACAACCTCACAGAGTTTAACAAGGCATACAATTATAAATAGCGTAACAAGATATGAAGACAAAAGAAGAGTTGTATAGCGAGAACTTTGATGTTCTCAATGTAAATGGCAAGGAGGTGTTATTCACCTGTCTGCGTATCAACCGTGAAATTATTCCCGAGGGGCTCCACGCCTACGACATTCGTGAGTCGGATACCGGAGGTGAGTTTGCAACCATCGAGTCCCGTGTAATTGTAAACCACGCAGGAACAATCCTCTCGAAGGAAGTAATCGAAATGGGACCTGATGGTTTTGTGGAGATTGACGAGTACGGATTTGAGGACTCGATGACACTCCAGGAGTGGTTGGATAGTAACACTTAATTGATTGGATATGGATATTCAGAAACTGACACAGGATTACAAGGAGCGATTCTTTGCCTACGCCGAACAGGTGGCGGAGAATCCTCCCAAGAAGGGGAAGAAAAAGGGAGAGTTAGAATCTCCCAACTTCCTCAAAGAGGTTATAAGGCCCATACTTGATGCACTGGTGGATTTACTTCCAGAGTATGGGTTCGCAAAGACTACAGACAAGTATGCAATGTACGGCGAATACTACCGCATTAAGGCGGGAATCGTACTCATAGGAGGTTTCTCCATTGACGATGACTTTAAGTTGTTATACACGCCGCTATTCCACGGCAAACCTTGTGGTGAGAGTTGCGAGGTGGTTGATATTACACAGTTGGTCAATACTTTACGCCGAGAGTTTGAGCGGAGAGGTATTAAAACAAAGTAACTATGAAAGATCTCAAGCAGAAGGCTGACAATGCGGTATTCGTTGCATCAGCCATCGGACCTTGGGGAATCCTAATGGTCATAGTAGGTGTTGTGGGTTTAGTGAAGTGCTGCTTTACAAAACCTCCCGATTTAACAGAGGATAGCATCAATAAGAGTGGTAACATCGTGGAGCATGTAATGGTTCTGGACAGCACAAATAATGGTTTCAGGGTGGTGTATGCCACAGCAGAGGCTGTTACCAATGAGAAATATGAAGAGATACGGGGACGACCGCATATCCGAACGAGATTCGATAGGTTGAAGATTGAAGCACCTAGGCACTTTGGAGGCAGTCTGCTCAATACGGATATATGCGATTTCGCTCTCTATGCCTACCGTTTTCCGATAGACAATGATCTGCGTATTCATAATATATTTGTCGCAGGTAAGGAGAAGATGAACTTCTATGTTCAGCCCAACCCGAACCTACAGAATTGTGCTACTTGGATGAATTTTGGAACAGAACAAGGCAACCAATACCTAAATTTTCACGACATAAATGTCTATGTACCAAACGGCAGAAAAATTTATCGCTATTGGAAGTGTCGGCACTTGTTGCAAGTCTCTGATAATGACGAGCGTTTTAGCCATTTCACGGAAGATGAACGACTATTCTGATGACACATTTTCTCTATTCACAATCCACCGTAACACGCTGAAAATTAACGATTAAAACACTTGGTGGACAAGCAAAATAAATGTATATTTGTACTCCATTTAGCGTGATCGAGTAACCAAGTTTGTAAATTGATTGAAATAGATTGAATATGGTAGACAAGTAAAATGACATCGGAGAAGTCGCAGATTAAGTTTGCGAAATCGGAACGCACGGGCGAGCTTATTGGCTTTGTTTCCCGACATTCAAAAACTCGTCAATTGAAAGGAGTCAGGGAAGACTCAAGATATGGCAAGCAGATATGTGTCCTGGCAGAAGATCTGAAAGGTACAATCGAGCCAAATGTTCTCTATTCGGTTGAATTGAAGCCTATGCATAAGGCTAAGGGATATGTGGTAGTTGCCGCCACACCCGTACAGTTTCCTGCGACAGTAGAGACCATAATCGTTCCCAAAACGCTGTACAAGGTTACAGTGTCATTCGGCAACAAGACCATCTATCTCGACCCGAAGGACGGCAAAAGTGCAATGAGCCGAACACTCGATGGAGTGCTCCCCGTCCTCAAAGAACGCAAGGACATCGAGAACCACGAGGAGGTGATAGCCGACTTCATCAAGCAGGCTCAGGAGTTGATACGCCGATTCGAGCAGGACGGATATATCTACACCGGCAAGCGTTACATAGGAGGTGGTCACAAATGATGCGCCCAACAGTAGGAATAGCCACTGACGGCGCACATTCCACGAAGGAGAGGTTGACACGCTACAGAGCGGTTGACCTCTCTTCTGGATTGGAACTCTTCAACCATTCGATAGGCAACAAAACGAATAATATCGGAGAGTTTCTCGCCATCATAGAGGCTGTCAAATATATCCTCAGACACCCCGAAGCACCTCGTATTATCTACTCAGATAGCATTACCGCAATCACTTGGTATCGTAATAAGCAAACTGCGTCATCCCGACGCTGTGAGCAGCTGCAATTAGCCGAAATATTCCTCAAAGTTATGGCGGCTAAAATAGACGATATTCAGGTACTCCATTGGGATAATCGCGAGTGGGGCGAGACACCTGCAGACTTCGGAAATAAGTAATCTCTAAATATATAAATAGGTATGGCAAAGTTGAAGACGCATTCTACACGAGTTGTAGAGATTCGTGAGCAAGACTATCTATTGTTGTTGGAGAACTCGATTAAAATGGAGGCGCTCAAAATCGCCGGGATTGAGAAAATGGCAATCTATAAAGCAATGGAGCATATATTGAATAACCAACATATTGATATCCTCATAAAACCGATCTCCACTAAATATAAATAATATATAGGTGACTCTTATACACCCTCAATCAGATGCAAATAATCTAAACTAATTAGAACTAATAATATACAAAAGTGGCGTATGTAGGGAACTTTGTAGTTCACTCATACGCCACCTTAGTTTATTCACAATGCATCTTCGAAAGATGCTTGATTTCAGTGCTTTACTTTCAAAAGTTTTATTTACCTTTGCAGTCGTAGTTTTTGGGCTTGATTACGACCTCCATGTAGTCTTCTATGTAGGATTTCGCAATTTTCGTAAAAACTAACACTGAAAATCAATCAGTTAAAATAAAATAACGGTTGCCCCACGGGGCAGCCTTCATTATTCTATTTATGTAATCTATCTGTTTAATCTTCAATCGTACATATACTTACACGGTTCCAATCCGGTTCAGTAAACATGTCGCCTACGCCCTGACCTTCAGCAGTGATGCGGGATGCACTAATCTTGTATTTATTAACAAGGATAGTTTTTACAGCCTCTGCACGTGCAGCAGCGATTCTTGCGTTGACCTCCACACTACCTTCCGGAGAAGCGTATCCTTTAATAACTACTTTTGAGTCAGCATATTTCTTCATGTATGAAGCTACACGTTCCACGTTAGGAAGTTGGGAAGCGTCAACCGATGATTTACCTTGTCTGAAAGTAATGATAGATTCAGGTACACGGGCGGTTTTCACTACTGTCTCTACCGGAACAACTTTTGTACGACAGGCTTCAAGTTCTTCTTGCAGTCCGTTGATGCGCTGGTTGGCGTTGCTGATCTGACCGTCTTTGTTGTTCACTTCCGAACGAAGCGCATTGATGGAAGAGTTCAATCCGTCAATTTCAGCTTGGTTGTACACTCTCACTTTTGCAAAATGATGTGTTCCGTTACTTGTCTTAAAGTGATATGTCAATCCGGCTGTCAACTCAAAACCTGCGTTATTAGCATTGAAACGGCTCTTTGTTTCAGGGTAAGTACCTTGCATATCATACACAATGGCAGGTTTGATTCCTAATGTCCATGCTTTACTTTCACCCAAGTTGAAATTGAAATTCAATCCCAAACGCGTAGACCAGGAGTTCTGATCGCCATCGCCATTCACATAATAATGTAACCAACCCATTCCGGCCACAGCTTCCACTTCAAACAAACGAGGTTCGCCAGTGTAACTTGCAAATAGATTCATCAAATTGACTTTACCCAATACGCTGACATCCGAAGCATCGAAAGCCGTTTTACTGGATGTGGTATTGATATATCCCATTCCTTGGAATCCCAAACCGAAGATAGGAGTTAATTGCTTTGAGACTCCCACTCCAAAAGTGGGACGCATACCTTTAAAGAAAGCACTGTGAGTAAGGGGAGTAACTCCACCGGCATTTACTCCGACAGACCAATTATCTGTAAGTTTGGTACCTTCTACAACTGATTGGGCATTTGCTACTGTAAAGCCACCCAATATAAAAGCTAATAAAATAATAGATTTTCTCATATTCATAAGTTTTAAATGTAATGTTTTATCTGCTAAATCATTAGAAATGTATTGTTTGTTCAT